GCCCCTCGAGGGTGGCAACGTGCTCGAGCTGTTCGAGCGTGCGGCGAAGATCGGGGCCGACGCGGAGCTCGAAGCGCGTCTCAAGGCGCTCGAGGACCTCCTGAAGAAGAGGGAGCAGTCGAGTGGCGGCGCCTGGAGCGGTCTCTAAGCGGCTTGAGGCGATCGAGGCGCGCGTCAAAGGTCTCGGCGCCACTACGCAGCTGGATGACATTGTAGCGCAGCTCGACGCCGCTACCGCAGCCGCGAAGGATTGGGCTGCGGAGAGTGAGTGGATCCCGGTTTTCCCGGGCGAGCCTGAATCGCCTCTTTCCTGGCGAAACCCAGAGTTTGCAGCGGCTCTGGAGCGAATCAGTCGTATTGTGATTTAACCGTATTGACCCCCGTCAAGCATGACTGTATAGAGAGCGCGACGGTGCTCTTGGAAAGTAGGTGATGCGATGATGTTCGAGCCTCCCAGCAGACCGCCACGTCGGCGGCGGAGATCCCGGCCGGTGTACTCGACTTCGGTCCGACTCTCTCCTGAAGTCATTGACCGGATTGACTATGTTATAGAGAATGAATCTCGTGTGACCTCTCGTAGCGACGCAATCGGGCTTGCGCTTGACCATTGGTTGACTCTGGCGGAGGCCGCAATCGCGCGGAAAAGGGCGAGCTAGTTCGCACCCTCTGAGAAGTTTGGGGAAGGCGGCGCTATGGCAGCGGCGCCTTTTTCTTTTGGGCTTGACAGCCGCCGACTGCAAAGCTAGCCCGTGAAGTCACTACGTTACAGAGGGACGCTAGTGACTAAGCCAGCCAAAGCCCGACGAGGCTTTGCCGCCATGAGTAAGGAAGCGCGCACGGAAATTGCGCGCAAAGGCGGCAAAAGCGTCCAACCTGAAAATCGCTCGTTCGCCCGCGATCCCGAGCTTGCGCAGCGCGCCGGCAAGAAGGGCGGCACGAACCTCCACGCGAATAGGCGCAAGGAGGCCATCACATGGCCTTGAATTGGGAGGTAGACCGGGAGCTGCTGGAACAGCGCCGATCCCATGACGCCCTTAAGCAGCAAAAGAACGAGCCGGCGCTGCGCTACGACGCCGGCAAGCCGCGCTTCGATCTGCTCCCGAGCGACGCGCTTGAAGAAATCGCTGCGGTTTTCGCGCACGGCGCTGAGAAATACGGCGATAGCAACTGGCTCAACGGTGGAATGTCGTGGCGCCGCTGTCTCGGCTCGTTGTTGCGCCATGTGTTCGCCTGGGCGGCGGGGCGCGATCTCGACGACGGGCCGGGCGGCAGCGGCCTTCCGCACATGGCGCACGCTGCGGTCAACTGCATCTTTCTGCTCACCTACGCCAAGCGAAAGCTTGGCACGGACGATCGACTCAAGGAGAAGCCGAATGCAGTCAAAGCGTAGCAGCTTCATGGAGGCTTGCCTCAACACGGCCACGGGCTTCGTCATTTCCTACCTTGCCGGCTGGCTCGTCTTCCCGCTGTTTGGCTTCGACTGGACGCCGGGCAAAGGCCTGGCGCTGACGCTGATCTTCACCGGTATCTCGATCGTGCGCTCCTACATCTGGCGGCGCATTTTCAATCGCAAGCACAAGTTCGCGAAGTTCGATCTTGTCGCGCATCTCGGGCGGCAGCGTGCGTTCTCGGAGCACACCTTCGGTCCGGGCATGCGAACGAAGGGCCTCATCGCGCACATCCGCAAGGAGCTTGACGAGATCGAGCGCGCGCCGTTCGACCTGGAAGAGTGGATCGACGTCGTCATCCTGGCTTTCGATGGCGCGTGGCGTGCGGGGCACTCGCCCGTCGACATCGTGGCGGTGCTGGCGCTCAAGCAGAGCAAGAACGAACGTCGCAGATGGCCGGACTGGCGCGCGGTGGGCCAGGATCAGGCGATTGAGCACATTAGTCCCGCTGCGTGAACGCCGACGCCGTCCAAGCCCGCATCCGGTGGCTGCGCCAGGCGCGCGCGGCGCAGATCCCACCTGAGCATGAGTCGTGGTGGACTTACATCGCCTACACACCCGGAAGGGGCTATGGAAAAACGAGGCTATCGGCGGAGGACTGCGCTTGGTATGCGATGACGCATCGGCGCGAGATCGTCCACGTCGTCTGCCCGACGAGTGACGACCTGCGCAAGGTCTATTTCGAGGGCCCGTCGGGGCTGCTGAATTGCCTGCCGCCAAGCGCGATCGTCAAATACAACAAGACGCCCTATCCCGAACTCGTCACGACGACCGGCACGAAGATTCTTGGCTTCGGCGCTGAGAAGCCGGATCGCCTGCGCGGCCCCCAATGTCATCGGGCGTACTGCTTGGTCGGAGAGACGCTCGTCTTAATGGCGGACGGCTCTGAGAAGCCCATACGAGACGTAGAAGTCGGCGATCACGTAGTTACGCGCGCCGGATCGAAGATGGTCACTGCGGCGTGCATGACGAGAAAGCGGGCCACAACGCTGAAAGTGACTTGTTTTGGAGGACGAGCCATTGAAGGAACCCCCGAACATGAGCTATACGTAGTCAACGCGGGTTGGACCCCGCTGGGCGAGCTCAAACCGGGGGACAGGCTATGTGCGATAGGTGCGTCGAATTTGGCGGCAGGCGCTACCATCGCAGAAGCGATGGCTACTTCGTTCATGAAGGGTCGAGCCGCACCCGGCCGCGCGTTCGGCGTTATCTGCACAGGGACGTGTGGGCCGAGGAGAACGGCGAGATTCCTAAAGGATTTCACATCCACCATCGCGACGAGGACCGCGGGCACAACGCAATCGACAATCTTTTCCTCATGCCGCACGGCGATCACGCGCGCCACCACCGTCTTGGCAAAGAAAGCCCTACGTCCGTTTCGAACGGGCGAGCGGTCATGGAAGCGTTCTGGAGTCGGGCCGAGTGGAAGACCGCCAAGTGCATCGTTTGCGGAGCCGAGTTTCAATCTCGTGCTTTGGTTCCGTCAAAATTTTGTTCCGTCAAATGCAGCAGCGAATGGCACGAGCCGCGCTACGTTCCCGAAAGAAAGACTTGTGCATGCTGCGGTGCGTCTTTTGTTGCCAAAAAGCGCGCTCAGAGATTCTGCTCTAGGGCGTGCAACAGTCGTGCGAATGGCAAGGGTAGCCAAGGGGCGCGCGTCGTGTGCTGCGCAGAGTGCGGGTCCTGCTTCCCGTCAAACCGGAAAAACGCGCGGTTTTGCGGTCGAGAATGCGCCTTGGCTTACCACGACCGTAGTCGCGAGCGTCGAACCTTCGCCGACTTGTAAACCAGTCTACGATTTGACTGTTGCCGACGCGCACGAGTTTTTTGCGAACGGCATGCTGACGCACAACTGCGACGAATTGGCGGCCTGGCAGTATGCCGAGACGTGGGATCAGCTTCTCTTCGGCTTGCGCCTCGGCAAGCACCCGCGCGCCATTATCACGACGACGCCGCGGCCGACGCCTCTGGTGCTGTCGATCCTCAAGGACAAGGGCACGCTTAAGATCACGGGCTCGACCTTCGACAACGCGGCCAACCTATCGGCGAAGACGCTCGAGAAGCTCAAGGAGAAGTACGAGGGCACGCGCCTCGGCCGGCAGGAGCTGCGCGGCGAGGTCCTCGACGACGTGCCGGGCGCGCTCTGGACGCGCGACATGGTCGACGCGGCGCGGGCTCCGGTCGTTATTCCCGACTTCACGCGCATCGTAGTCGCGATCGACCCGTCAGGCGTGCGCAACGAGAGCGACACGGGATCCGATGAGGTCGGTATCGTCGTCGCGGCGAAGGGCGTGGATGGCCGCGGGTATGTGCTGTTCGACGGCTCCTGCAGGATGTCGCCGCTGGGCTGGGGGCGCCGCGCCGTCGAGCTTTACCGGCGCTTCGGGGCCGACCGGATCATCGGCGAGCGTAACTTCGGCGGCGCGATGGTCGAGGCCGTCATTCTGAGCATTGACGACAATGTGCCCTACAAGGAGGTCACGGCCAGCCGCGGCAAGGTGCAGCGCGCCGAGCCGGTCGCAGCGCTCTACGAGCAGGGAAAAATCTCGCATGTCGGCGACCTCGACGTGCTCGAGGATCAGATGTGCTGCATAACCTCGGCCGGCTATCTGGGCGAAGGCTCGCCCGATCGGGTCGACGCGTGTTTCGTTGCCGGAACGCTGGTTGAGACGGCAAGAGGAAGCGTGCCGATTGAGTGCGTGACGACGAAAGACTTTGTGCTTACTCGTCAAGGATTTAGACGCGTGACGTGGGCAGGCCGAACGGGGGTGAGAGAAACCGTTGTCACGACATTTGAGGATGGAAGAGAGCTAACGTCCACACCAGAGCATCCTGTCTGGACGGGTAGCGACTTCACTGCTATAGCGGCTACGGCAGTTGGAGAGTCGTTATGGTCGCTGACCGCGAGAAGCGATACTTTGTCGACGCTATTTGCCCGGCTTGTGGAGGCGCGTTTAGGCAGAAAAAATGGGGAGACCGCTCCGAGGCTTGTTCCCGTAAGTGTGCTTGGGCGCTCCGCAGGGCGCGTCGAGCCTGTCTATAATCTGCATGTTGACGGCCCCCATGAATTCTTCGCGAACGGCTTCCTCGTGCATAATTGCGTCTGGGCGCTAACTGATCTGTTTCTCGGCGAGGATTTTGGCGGCTTTCTCGGCCACTACCGCGTTGAGTCTGAGAAGCGGCAGGCCGAAGTCGCTGCGAAGAAGGCGCCGGTCGCCGCGGGCTGGCTGCCGCCAAAGGTGGCTTGACTATAACTACGGTCTTGGTTATGCAGTAGCTACCCAAGCCTGGAGGTTAAGCTATGAAAGCGACTACCCTCGCCCTCGTTTTTGTTTTTGCCCTCACTCCCGCCCTCGCCCTTGACGCCGCGCCGACGGCGGAGGCCCCCCTCTACGACCCATGTCAAGTCGCGACGACCGCAGCCGACCTCGCCGACTCCTTCACGCTCAACAATCCAGCTAACGACATAAAGGTGATGGCGGACCTTGCTCACGACACGCGCGACATTATCTGCGCGAGGCGCCCCGTCCCCGCGGCGAAGTAAGATAAATGACCAGTCCCGACATATCCCGCGCCGCGCTTGAGCGGTTGGCTGCGACAAGGAGAAACTTCAATTTCGGCAGCGCCGCTGATCTAGTCCTCGCCCTCCGCGACGCGCTAGATGCTGCGGAGCGGGAACGCGACGAGCTTATTGACGAGAACTCGGACTTGAAAAATGCGCCCTGGCCAGAATGGGCTGAGCGCATGAAACACGCGATACGTGAGGAGACGGGATACGATGGATATGACGACGTATCCAACGGTATTGATCTCCCCAAAGAACTCGATGAGATGATTTCTGAGTTGCGGGAGAAACGCAAAGCTGCTGAGCGGGAGCGGGATAACTGGAAGGCTCACGCCATTTCGCGCGGGAAGCGTCTGCGCAAAACTCGCGACAAGTTCATAAACATCAAAGATGAACTGTGCGACGATGGCGACCGGGTTTATTTCGGCAGCACAAACCACGCTGATATGTTCAAGGACGACGTCGAATGGCTTGATGCTTTCGCGTGGAACAAGATTATGGGCGAGCCCGAAGATTGGGATTTGCTCGGGGCGCTTGATAAGTTTCGATCCGCGCTAGACGCCGAGCGGAAGAAAGTAGCAGAGGAAGCCGAAAAGCTGCGATTGGCGCGAGAGCACATTGAGCTGAAGTGCAGAGAACGAGACGCCGCCCGCGAGGAAAATGCGAGGCTGAGAGAGGCGGCGCAAAATCTTTTACGGGATGTTGATCGGGGGTGGACGCTTGGTCCTCCGATGGACGCCCTCCGCGCCGCCCTCACACCCGCGGATCCGAGTGATCTTGCGGAAAAAGACTATGGAACGCCGATTTTTGACGCTGTATGGGAAGCGATAAAGCGCTGGGACTTAGATCGCGGGGATTATCCAGGCGCGGCAAACAGGCGCTCTAGCTATGCGGGCGCGACTGGCACGGACGTTCAAGCCATTCTCAACGTCGTGAATCCGTTTGTCACCGCCGCCCGCGCCGCAGGCCGGAGGGAAGGGCTGAGAGATGCAATTGCGGAGCTTAGACAAGTCCGCGAGGATTTCAGCGGCGATGGAGGTTGTTATCGAAACGGCGTGACGGACGCAATTGACGCCATCCTCGCCCTCGCCGACCAGGAGCCAAAGCCATGATTACAACCACGCTCAATCGTATCCGCGCGCATCATCCTTGCTCCGATGGATGGGAAAAACTGCTCGCCGGCCTTGGCAAAACGGAAGCCGATGACGATCCGCTCCCTTATGCGCTCATCGTCGAAATCAACGGAATAAGTGACGCGCTATGGGCATGTCGAGCCGAGCCGCAGCACGCGAAGGAATGGCGGTTGTTTGCCGTCTGGTGCGCGCGACAGGTCGAGCACTTGATGAGGGACGAGCGGTCGAAGGTGGCGCTCGTCGTCGCCGAACGATATGCGAATGGAGCGGCGAGCGACAAAGAACTGGTCGCCGCATGGGCCGCCGCAGAGGCCGCCGCAGAGGCCGCCGCATGGGACGAAAGGGTCGCCGCAAGGGACGCAAGGGTCGCCGCAAGGGACGCAAGGGCCGCCGCAAGGGCCGCCGCATGGGACGCATGGGCCGCCGCAAGGGACGCCGCATGGGACGCCGCATGGGACGCCGCAGGGGACGCCGCAAGGGACGCCGCATGGGCCGCCGCATGGGCCGCCGCAAGGGGCGCCCAGTGTGAAAAATTCTTGGATGTTGTCGGACGTGAGGAGCCCAAGCCATGACGCCAGAGCAGCTTTTAGAGGCGATGAAACGTGCAATTTCCGGCGACTACAGCGGTCCGCTTGATGATTGGGACGATGAAGCCCGAGCTGCGCTCGCTGTGGCGCTGGAGGCTGCGGAGAAGGTGGCTGACGTTCATTTTGCCGCCGGCGCTCAGCGGCATGAGATCGCCGCCGCCATCCGCGCCCTTGTGCCCGTGCGCAAAGAGGGAGGGGAGTGAGATGCGCCACCCCGTCGCCACCGCCGTGCAGATCGAGCGCGCCATAAAAGCCGCCCAGCGCGCCGGACTGCCGATCGAGCGCGTCGAGGTTGACGGCTCGAAGATTGTCGTTATCTCCTACAGCCAAGTCGAGACGTCGAGGGTCTCGTCGCTCGACAAATGGCTGGAGAAACGACGTGGACGTGAAGAATCTCAATCGCGTTCGCAAAAAGCGGGCTGACGGCAGCTTCGTCACCTATTGGTATGCGTGGAAAGGCGGCCCGCGGCTCGAGGGTGAGCCAGGGTCGTCGGCGTTCAAGCGCTCCTACGAAGCCGCCATGCGCGCGGCGCGCACGGGATCTGCGCCCGACCATCTTGGCGCCGTCCTCGACGAGTATCTCGCCTCACCCGAATTTAGGAAGCTCGCGCCGCGCACGCGTAGGGACTACGCCCATTACCTTGAGATGGCGCGCGTTGAGTTCGACGACTTCCCGATTGCTGAACTCGCCGATGACAAGGCGCGCGGCGTCTTCCTCGCCTGGCGTGACGGAATCGCCAAACGCTCGAACCGCATGGCCGACTATGCGCTCATGGTGCTCTCGCGCGTCTTCGCGTGGGCGCGCAACCGCCGGCGGATCCCGGCGCATCCCTGCCAGCGCAGCGGACGCGTCTACGAGGGCGCCGCGCGCGTCGACGCGGTTTGGACCGACGCCGACGAAGCGAAGTTCCTGGCTGTTGCGTCGTCCCAGCTGCGGCTTGCCTTCATGCTGGCGCTGTGGACCGGGCAGCGACAGGGCGACATCCTGGCGTTGACGTGGGACGCCTATGACGGTGAAGCGATTCGGTTGGAGCAGCAGAAGACCAAGCGTCGGGTCGTCGTTCCCGTTGGCGCTCCGCTCAAGGCGCTCCTCGACGTGACGCAGCGGCGCTCGGACTTCATCGTGACCGGGCAGGGCGGCGAGCGCTTCACGGGCTTTGGCTTCTCGGCGTCCTTCCGCAAGGCCTGCGCGCGGGCAGGGGTGCGCGGCCTCACGTTCCACGATCTGCGCGGTACGGCCGCAACCCGCATGGCGGAGGCCGGCGCCACGGAGCTCGAGATCGCCGCGGTGACGGGCCACTCGATCTCGGACGTCAAGTCGATCCTCGATCGTCAGTATATCAGCCGCTCGACGGTGCTCGCTGGGGCGGCGATCCGGAAACTTGAAAACCGCGTGAAGTGACTACTCGCTTGCGCGCGGCTTCGGGCTTGGCTACAAAGGCGCATGGCCTTCGTCCGCGTAACGCAGCTTGACGGGAAACTGCCGAATCTAGCACTCATGCGGCTGTCGGCGTGGCGGAAGTCGCTTGGCGACGAGGTCTATTTCACGCGATCGCCCTACCGGCACGCCGACGAACCCGACTACTCGGCGGTCTACGCAAGCGCAATCTTCAAGTTCTCTGCCGAGCGCGTCGAACGACTCAAGCACGAGTGGCCGCAGGCGATTGTAGGTGGGACCGGCTCGGGGGGCAGCGTTGGGGTCGAGGACCTGGAAGGCTTCGAGGACCGCGGGCTAGACTATAGCCTCTATCCTGATTTCGAAGCGAGCATTGGTTTCACGCAGCGCGGGTGCCGGCTGTCCTGCAAGTTCTGCGTGGTGCCAGGGAAGGAAGGCAAGCCGCGCCACAATGCGACCGTTTGGCAGGTTTGGCGCGGGTGGTGGCACAAGAAGCAGCTGCACTTGCTCGACAACGATTTCTTCGGAGGTCCGGAGTGGGAGGATCGAATCGGGGAGATCCGGGCGGGCGGCTTCAAGGTCTGCTTCAGCCAGGGCGTGAACGTGCGCGCGGTGACTGACGAGGTCGCGCAGGCGATCGCGTCCGTCGAGTATCGGGACGACAGCTTCAGCCGGCGGCGTCTCTACACGGCTTGGGACAACCTGAAAGACGAAGAGGTTTTCTTCAAAGGAGTCGATCGGCTCGAGGCGGCCGGCGTCCCGCCGAAGCATTTGATGGCCTACATGCTCGTCGGCTTCGACAAAAACGAGACTTGGGAGCGAATCTTTCATCGTTTCAACCGGATGGTTGCGCGCGGGATTCTGCCTTACCCGATGGTGTTCGACAATTCCCGCCGCGACCTCAAGCAGTTCCAGCGTTGGGCGGTCACGGGCCTTTACCGTGCCGTTCCGTGGGGGGATTACGACGCGAACCGAAAGAAGCAGCGCGCATGGGCTGGCCTGTAAGAACGGGTAGGCCTCCCAACTTTCTCCCAACTCGGCTCCCAACGCCCAACCAGACCGTTCGTAAGTTATTGATTTTTGGCGACCCCGGCAGGATTCGAACCTGCGACCTACTGCTTCGAAGACCGATGTTCCCCTAGCGTAAGACATTGACGCTAAAGCGTATCACAAATAGCCGCTACTCAAGTCGCTACAGATTCGCTACGAGCAGCATCAATGGGGTAGGAGCGCTCTCCCAACTTTCTCCCAACAATGTTACCCGCCCGTGAGGGCAGACTTGACTTTAGCCGCAGGGCGTGCTGGGTGGCTAGCCTATTATGGGGGTAGACAATGAAAATTTCGGCGATAATTCTCTCCCTAACGCTAGGCGGTCCCGCTCCGGAGCCGCACGTCATCGTCGCCCGCGAGGTCCTGGCGCCCCAAGTCATGGCGCGCGTCGGGGCGGAGGACGGGCGGGTCCTTCGCGTCCTCCGCCACTGCGGCGCGCACGACCAGGCGACCTACTATCAGACGCTCCTCACGGAGAAAATGCTGGCGCTCTGGGGCGACTACGGGCGGGTGACGCTCTGGGCCCTAGAGGACGCGGTCTCGCAGAAGACTGACCCGGTCGCGGACCTGCGTGGCCGCGCCTGCGCCGACTACACCAAGGCGGTCGGGGAGGCCATGGCTAGTCTCACTTCGCGCTAGAGTCACGCTTTGCAGGCGCTACGGATCGTAGTAGCTTGGTAGCGAAGACGCGAACTGAGGATGTTTAGTGATGGCCGTGACCAACTGGCAGATGACGGTTTCCGCGGCGAGCCCGGGGGTTCCGAATCCATTCGTCATCCCCGGCACGAAGCGGTCTTACGCCGTTTCGGCGGGTTCCGCGCTCTCTGTTCCCGATTTTGACGCTCAGATTCTTGCCTCGGTGGGTTGGATCTTGCTTGCGAAGAACGTCGTGCCCACGAGCGGACGCCCCGTAGGCGCGCTGGCGGGCCAGTCGATCCTTGATTCGACCGTCGGGGCCATCCTCATCTCGGATGGCAAAGGCAACTGGCTCCACAGCGCGACCGGCGTCGTTTCGTAGCGCGCCGCCGTGCCGGAGTTCTCGCCCATGCCAACGGTCGAGTGCATCCTGGGGGAACTCCGCGGCGAGCTGCGGGCGCACGTCGAGGATCGCAGGATTCATGACGCGCGGATCGAGGAACGATTCGAACGAATCGATGCGAAGCTGGCGGCGCTGACCTCCGCGCGCGACAACAGCCTAGGCGCTATGTGGGCGTTCTCTAAAGTCGGCGTGGGCGTCGTCGCGCTCTTCGGTCTCCTCGGCTACTTCGCGACAAACGGGCTACCCGAGTTTGTGAAGCGAGTGCTGTAGTGACCTCGTAGCGACTCCGCGCTTGACTTGGCTGCGGGCGTATGTGACAAGGCGGTAGATGTGGGCTCCGGAAGAGAGCTTGGGAGGTTGTTTTGGTCATTGAAACGCGCAACGACGACCCGCCGCTCGATTATGTTGCAGAACGCACTGAAGCCTTTACGAGATTGGCGCTCGCGCTCGACGGTCTCAAATGCGACGCGGTCAAGACCGCAGGGCTGAAAATGCTCGAAGCGATCGTGGAGTCGGTCAAGACAGCGCCCGTGAGCGCGACGCCGCCGCACCACATCAAGGGCCGGCCCGTCGTCGTGAAGTGAAGCCCCCTCCGCCCCTTGGCTACGTAGTCAGCATGCTGTAGGCTACGGCAGCGACTCCTCGGCTGAGAGGCGGATTTTTTCATGCCCGACGTAAAAGGCGGCCTCGTCACGCCGATCTCAAGCGCCATGACGAGGCTCGTCAGCGGCGTTCGCGACTCCATCCGCAGTGTCGGCACGAGCAACTGGTTCGGCCCGTTGCAGCCGCTGAAGCCGATGGCGCCCGATGACGTCAAGGGGCGGCAGTGGAACTACCCCGTCGGCCTCAACCTCAATTACGTGCCGCGGGGCGAAAGCGGCACTGACGACCGATCCGGCGTTGTCAGCTTCGAGGAGCTGCGCTCGCTGGCCGACAACCTCCCGATTCTGCGGCTCGTGATCGAGACCCGCAAGGATCAGGTCGAGTCGATCGGCTGGATGGTCAAGCCCAAGGGCGTGAAGGGTGGCAAGTTCTCCGACGCCGAGAAGCTCAACGACCCGCGCATCAAGCAGGTCACTCAGTTTCTGGCCTCGCCCGACCAGCGCAGCGGCTTCGCGACATGGATGCGCCAGCTGCTCGAGGAAGTCTTTGTCACCGATGCGCTGACGATCTACCCGCGCATGAAGCGCGGCGGCGGGCTCTACAGCCTAGACCTAATTGACGGCGCGACGGTGAAGTCTCTGATTGACGCCACCGGACGGCCGCCGGTTCCGCCCGATCCTGCATATCAGCAGATCCTGCACGGCATCCCTGCGGCTGATTTCTCGCGCGACGAGCTGCTTTATCTGCCGCGCAATCGTCGCGTGAATCGACTTTACGGGTTCTGCTTTGCGCCTGGGACCGAAATCTTGACTCGCGAGGGCTGGAAGCAGATCGACGGGCTATCATCCAAGGACCAACTCGCGACGCGTCAACCAGTGACGCACGAGTTTCAGTGGCAATCGCCGATCGCGTTGACCTCGCGGGAATTCTCCGGGGATCTGATTCGTTTTTCGAATAGCATGGGCGGCGCGGGCAGCGTCGACATCCTGGTCACGCCCGAGCACAAGATGATCGTTCGCAACCAGCGCACCGGGCGCGAGCAGCTTATGCCGGCCGAGGACCTCGCGGGTAAGTCGACTAAGGCTTGCCGCTGGCGCATCCCACTTGCGGCGGATTCTTGGAATGGCGTGCGAATCGTCGAGAAGCGGTTCGCGAACGAGGAGACGCTAGCGCGCAACGTCGAGATTCGTCGGCTGCGGCAGGCTGGCCTGACGTATCGCGAAATCGCCGAGAAGGTTGACTGCGCACAAATGACTGCGCACGACGTGGCGTCGGGTCGGTACGCCTACGACGGGCGCGGCGCATTTAAGGTTGACGTGCTGTCGGGCGACAATTTCTGCGCGTTCATGGGGATGTATCTGTCGGAAGGCTCGACGAACAAGGACCGGATTGTCGTCGTCTCTCAGACGAAATCTCAGACGGCGGAGAAGTTCAAAGAGAAGCTTACGGAGTGTTTCGGGCTTGTAGAATATGACGGTAGGGACTTTAGGGTTCACAGGACGCGGGTCGCCGAGTATGTCGGTCAGTTCGGGAAGAGCTACGAAAAGTTTGTGCCCGAAGAGATCATGAACGCCACGTCCGAGCAGATTGAGATATTTCTTGATTACCTGTTCGATGGCGACGCGCACCGCAGCAGATCCGGGCAGACGCTGCTCTACACGACTAGTGCGCGCCTCGCCGACCAGGTGCAGGAGCTCTGCCAAAAGATCGGCAAGCCAGCTTCAGTGACGAAGCTTGCTCCGCGAGGCTCGGTCATGACCGATGGCCGCGTTATCGAGGCGGAGAATTGCCGCCCGCAGTATCGGGTTTCGGTCAATCGTCGTAAATTCGTGCGCGTTCTTTCGTCGCGCGTTCCCTACAAAGGGCCGGTTCATTGCGTGAGCGTTCCCAACAAGAGCGTGCTGGTCAGGAGGAACGGTCGCGCAGCGTGGACTTCGCAATCCCCGGTCGAGCAAATAATCTTGGCTGTAAATATCGCGCTGCGTCGCGAGATATACACCCTCAACTACTACAAAGAAGGCACGCTTCCCGAGGCTTTTGGCACGCTGCCGAAGGAGTGGACGCAAGAGCAGATCGGCAGCTTCCAGGCCTATTTTGACGCGCTTCTCACGGACAACCTCGCCGACCGGCGCAAACTGCGCTTCATGCCCGACGGCTTCAAGTTCGAGCAGGTGCGCCAGCCGCCGCTCAAAGACGCCTACGACGAGTGGCTCGCGCGCGTCGTTTGCTACGCTTTTTCCGTGCCGCCGACGCCCTTCGTCAGTCAGGTCAACCGTGCGACGTCGGATTCACTGCGCGTTGAGGCCTCGCACGAAGGTCTGATTCCGCTCAAGAACTGGATTAAGGCCGTCTTCGACCTCGCGATCCAGCGTTATATGGGCTTCTCGGACCTCGAGTTCGCATGGGACGACTCCGACACGACCGACCCATTGCAGCGCGCCCAAGCCGACCAGATCGACATCGCCTCCCGCGTCAAGACCGTCAATGAAGTGCGCGACGAGCGCGGCCTGCCGCCGCTACCGGATGACCAGGCCGATGGCGCGCCGCCGCCCACGGCGCTCGACATCGCCAACGCCCGGGGGAACGCTTTCGGCGGCAAAAAGCCGGGCGACGGGGAGGACGACGCGGAGAAACTGGTCAAGACCGCGCCATTCGCAGCCGGCATCTGCTTTCTCACTCCCGATCGCAAGGCGTTGTTCTTGCGTCGCACGGGCGACGATCACGGCGGCGAATGGTGCTTGCCGGGCGGCAAGGTCGAGCCGGGGGAGGCGCCGAACGAAGCCGCAGCCCGGGAAGCAGCCGAGGAGGCGGGCGTTCGCGTCAATCCTGACGATCTATGGCAGATGTTCTCGACGACGACCGTTTCCGATAGCGGTCCTCAGTTTGCGACCTTCCTGCATTACGTGCCCGGCAAGCAAGCGGTTACGCTCGACGAGAAAGAGAGTTCAGACTTTCTTTGGGCGTCGATCGACAATCCGCCGCAGCCGCTTCACCCCGGCGTCTCACGGACGCTGCCGATGCTCGCGGGCTACAAGCACCCTGCCGAGAAGCTCGCCAAGTACTCTCCGAATCAGTCGCGCGACAGCCACGGTCGCTTTGCACCGCAGGGGACGTCTGGCCTCGTGCAGACTCGCCGGCGCAAGCCGCGTGAAGTCGCGGGCGCCAAATGGGATGCGACGACGCAGTCAGGCGTACGCTATGAGGCTGCCATTCGAGCGGTGAAGGGTGCGGCGCGCATCGGCGGCGCGGCTTTCGCGGCTGGCTACATCCCGGCGCTGCGCTTGGCAGTGAAACGAGGCGCCTTTACCGCGCTGCTCGGCGCTACGGGATCGGGAAGTGTCGCACTCTGGGCGGCGAAGCCTGCCGCAGTCGTCGTCGGTACGGCGGCGTCCTTGGTGCTGAGCGGCATCGCCGGCGAGGGCGTCCACGACATCTTCACGTCGGGCCACGCGCTGCTCGAGCAGGCCTGCGATGCGCTTGGCGTCCACCGCGCCTACGCCGACCGGGCGGTGACGCTTGTTCGGTCGATCTTCTACGGCACGCTCGACGAACTTGCCCCTGGACTGCGCGACATCGCACGCGACATCGGCAAAGCGGCCGACGATCAGAAGCCGCTTCATCAGTTGCTTGAAATCTGGCGCGAGCACGGCGACGCGTCCGCGACCGCCTGGGCCGAGGGCTTCAAGAAAGAGATCGAGAAGTCGGACCTCGACGACGGAATGAAGGAGTTCTCGCGCAAGTTCGCCGACGGAACGCGCGAAATCTTCCTCAAGGCGCTCGCACAGGCCGAGCACGAGGTCGAGACGGGCAAGCATGAGAAGCTTGCCAAGGCCTCGGAAACGTGGCCCGAGGGCAAGGCGCCGAAGCCAAAGCACGCCCGCAACCTTCGATCGCTGTGGCAGGAGATTTTCAAGGCGGCGAGCAAAAAGGCCGCTGCGGCGCTTCGGGCGTCGTATACCGCGAAGCTCGCCAAGGGTGGTGACACCGTCGACGTCGACTTCTCCGACTACGAGGATCAAGTTACTGAAGCTCTGGCGGAGGCGGCGTCCGATGGCGGCGGCGCAGGCCTCAACGAGCTTTTCGACAAGTTCGGCGAGCCGGCGTCGGGGTCGATCCGGACGGCCGTCTTTGATGCGGCGCAGGAGCGCGCGCACACTTGGGCGGCCCAGCACGCCGCGGAGCTCGTCTCGCAAGTGAGCGATACGACGCGCGAGATGCTTCGCGACGTGATCGCGGACGGGCTGTCCGATGGGCTCACGATTCCTGAGATCGCCGACGAGATCGAAAGCGCCGCAGTGTTCTCCGACGAGCGCGCCGCGACGATCGCGCAGACCGAGGTCACGAACGCCAATTCGGCGGGCGCGCTCGAGGGCTACCGTGCGGCGCAGGATAGCGGCCTCAAGGTCAAGAAGGGCTGGCTTAACGGGGCCAATCCGTGCCCGGTCTGCCAGGAGAACGCCGCGGCCGGCTTTATTGAGCTCGACGACGAGTTTCCGAGCGGCGACATGGCTCCGGCAGCGCACCCTCACTGCCAGTGCTCAGTTACGTGCCAGGCGGTCGAGGACGATGGGGAGGCCTGATAGTGCAGCCGGCAATTTCTAAAGAAGAGGCCGAGCGCACGCGCAAAGCGTTCGCCGCGGCAGGCGGAAACACCACGCAAGCGGCCAAGCGGCTAGGCATTCCACGGGAGACGATGCAAAGCCGCGTGCGCAAGCTCGGGCTCAAGAGTTCCGCCAATCCCCAGCAGCCCAAACCCCAAGCCTCGACGCCCACGGTTCCGGCCGCGCCTGCGCAGACCCGCGTCGTCTTGCTCACTGCGGCGCAAGACGAGACGGGTCTGCTCGCCGGAGCGCTCCCCAACCTCAAGGCCTACGCCGCGCACCGGGGCGCCGACATCTTCCTCGGCGGCTTCACTTATCAGAAGGGCCTCTTCGAGGACCATGCCGTCCGCACTGGCGTCTTTCATCATTCGATCGTTCCGCATCTCAAGCCCGAGGTCGTCGAGCTCGCGCCGCGGCTGCTCTGGTATGGCGCCGCGAACATCCTGCCGACGGCCGCCGATCCGTTGTCGGGATGGGACACGAACACGCGCGCTGCTTGGGCGATCTTCCCGCACGCCAAGATCGCGCTCAAGAGCGTGCCGGTCATGCCGGGTCGCCCGGGCAAGCAGATCATGACGACCGGCGTCATTACGAAGCCCAATTACGTGCAGCGCAATGCCGGTCAGAAAGCCGAGTTTCACCACACGCCCGGCGCTGCGGTCGCGGAGATCAAGCCGGACGGGACCTTTTTCGTTCGCCAGCTTTCCATGCTCTCGGACGGCAGCTTTCAGGACCTCGACGTCCTGGTGCGCGACGGCAAGGTCACGACGGGCGCGCCGGTTGAGGCAATTGTTTGGGGTGACGTGCATGTCGAAGTCCTCGACACCGGCATAGCGAAGCTTGCTTGGGGCTACGACCGGGCGACCGGTGTTTGCTCTGGCGGGTCCATGCTCGACACGCTGAAGCCACGCCTCCAATTCATCCACGACAGCTTCGACTTCAAGGCGCGCTCGCACCACACGCGCAATGATCCGCACGAGCGCGCCAAGCGCCTCGCCGAGGGATGTGATTCGGTCGAGGAGATGCTTCGGGAGACGGCGCGCTTCCTCGCCGCGACGCGCCGCCAGCGTACGGTCTCGGTGCATGTTGCGTCGAACCACAATTCGCACCTGGAGAAGTGGCTCAAGGATCCGGCCGGCGCCTTTGACGCGCGCAACGCGCGGGTTTGGCATCGGCTGAACCTCGCATGGCATGACGCGATCGACCGTGGCGACGAGGCCTTTCTCGGTCATGTCCACGCTTTGCAGAACGCGGGGCAGGACCTCGGCGACGTGATTTTCCTCGCCCCTGGCGAAAGCTTCCTCGTCTGCCAGGGCCGCGCGCCGGTCGAGTGCGGCTTGCACGGCGACACCGGGCCCCGCGGAGCGCGCGGCTCGCCGGCGAACCTGCACAAGATCGTCGAACGCGTCTGCTGCGGACACACGCACGAACCGCGCATTGTCGAGGGGGCCTACTATGCGGGGACGTGCTCGCGACTCGATCTTGACTACGCGAAGCGGGGGCCGACGGCTTGGCACCACGCGGCGGTCGTCATCTATCCAACAGGGAAGCGCGCCATAGTCACCATGCAGAACGGAGAATGGCGGGCTTAGGAGGCTTGGTTAGGGCTGACGACGAGACTGAGTTCGACGAATCTGAGGCCTTCCTCGACAGCATCGCCGCACGCGTTGACGCCTGCGCGAGTGTCCTGGCCGAGATAAAGAGCGCGACGGACCCTCTGACGTCAAGGCCGCAGGGTTGAAAGTCATTGACGAGGCGTTGGCGACGTTTAGGAAGCGTTCGCGCGCCGACTTGCGTTCCTTCCCCGGAGGGAAGGGACCAAAGGCCAGTTAAGCTAACCCCGCGTTTTTGTTTCCTAAGTCAAGCTCGCGCGCGCTTTTCGCCTGTAGTAACTTCGCCGCTGACTACGCGCGAGGTTACAGTCAATGGGCGACCTGAATCTCTTCATTCCGCTGACGAAGATCGACGCCGAAAAGCGCCTCGTCTACGGCGTCGCCACGGCCGAGACCCTCGACCGTTCGGGTGAAATTTGCGACTACGCTTCGACGAAGCCCTTTTACGAGAAGTGGTCGAGCGGCATCGCCAAGGCGACGGGCGGCAAGTCGCTTGGCAACCTGCGCGCCATGCACGGCAAGATCGCCGCCGGCAAGCTCGTCGACATCGCTTTCAATGACGACGCGAAGCAGATCGAGGTCGCGGCGAAGGTCGTCGACGACGACGAGTGGAAGAAGGTCGAAGAGGGCGTCTACACCGGATTCTCGCACGGCGGACGCTACGTCAAGAAATGGACTGGGACCGATGGCGCCAAGCGCTATACGGCCGAGCCGTCCGAGCTTTCCCTCGTCGACTACCCTTGCGTTCCTGAAGCCGTGTTCGAGGTCGTTAAGGCCGATGGCGTCGAGACGCGTCATTTCGTCGCCAAGGCGGAAGTCGACGAGAAAACGCTGATCGAGCGCACCTGGAAGATCGGCAAAGAGCAGCACGTCAAGGACTGGGACACCGCCAAGGAGCTCGCCAAGGCGCAGCTCGTCGAGGAAGGCCTGCGCAAGGCCGAGATTGACGTTGGTGCGGTCGAAACCCCGGTCGATACGGCGGACGACGCCGAGAAAAGTTTCAGCCCTGCGCAAGCGCGAGGCGCAGACGGCAAGTGGGTCTCCGGCGGCTCAACCGTTGCGTCGCGCGCAGCGGAGGCGGCGGGTAGGACTGCGGTGGCGGCGACTCGAAGGGCGTCAGCCATAGCAGCAGGGGCTAGCGCCGGCATCCACGAGGGTTTGAAAGCCGGAGATTCCGACACCGGAGTCGTGCGCGGCGCCATTAGCGGCGCCATTACCGCAGCTATTCCTGGCGCAGTTGTTGGGGCGGTTACCGGCGGCATTCCTGGGGCCATTACTGGCGCCGTGACGGAAGGCGCTATCGGAGCCCTTACTGGCGCCATCGCAGGCGGCTCCGTGGGCGCAATTACTGGGTCCGAGGACGCCGACGAAAAGACCAAGGACAAGAGGAAGTCCGAGAAGTGGGTCGACGGCGTCGAGCACAAGACTTTCTGGACCTGCGGTTGCGAGGGCCATGAGCACGTCACCAAGCTCGAGGCGGTGGCCTGCGCCAAAGACCGCCTCGCCAAGGAGGCGGCTGCCGAGATGCCTGAGGTCAGCGCGGCGCGCGACGCGCTCGGCAAGCTGCAGGACGCGCTCGGCGTCGAGAAGAAGGCCGAGGAAGAGGCGCCGACTGCTGCGGCCAAGGAAGACCTCGAAAAGATGCTCGGCGAGGAAGTGTGGGACGCCGCTGCGGCCATCCGCGCGGTCGACATGCTTTTCTCCATCCGCTCCAAAGAAGCCGCCGAGCCCGATAACGAAGCGGCGCAAGTCGCGTCGCTCGATCGCGCGATCGCCGGCGTCAAAGAATTCATCGCCTCCGAGATCATGGAGGACAACTCCGACGACGGTGACGGGCTCTTCGCAGCGGCGAAAGCGACGCTCACCAAGATCGGTGCGCGCAACAGCGCGAAAGATTTGGCGGCTCTCCAGGCCATTCACGACCACTGCGCCGATCTGGGCGCGAAGTGCTCGGGGATGGAGGACGACACCGCCAAGGCCGCGGAGACCGAGGGTCTCTCCAAGATCGCCGCGGAAAATGGGGTGCTCAAGTCCGAGCTTCAATCGGTCACGTCGCGAGTTGCGGAACTGACGAAAGCGGTCGAGGCGCTGCGGGAAATGCCCGCGCCCGCCAAGGCGGCCGTGTTCTCAGTCAGCAAGTCGGCGGACGGAGGGGCCGAGGGAGGGTCTGCGGAAGACGCTTACCTCAAGAAACTCGAATCCCTTCCCCCAGACCAGCGCGCGCAAGCGATCATGAAGCTAGCGCTTCGAGCCCCCGTGCCGGTCGTCCGATAATCGAAAGGAGCGCACGTCATGCGCGGCATCTCGGCTGAAACCATCCAGCTGGTGAAAGACGCCCTCGCCAACGGCAGGGACGAACTCGCCAAGAATATCTCGATCGCTACTGGCCTGACGGCTTACGACCTCCAGGCCCCCGCGAAGAACCTCTACCCGATCATCACGCCGATCCGGAACACGATCCCGCGCGTCAGGCGCCGTAACCCCGGCGACGCGGCGCATTGGAAGGTCATCACGTCGATCACGGGCTCCGGCTTCGACTCGATGGGCTGGGTTCCGGAAGGGCAGCGCGCCTCCAACATGACCTACTCCTCGAGCCCCGTCTCGAAGAGCTACGTCACGATCGGCGAGGAGGACTATCTGTCGTTCGAAGCGGAGGCCGCGGCCGAGGGCTTCGAAGACATCAACGCCACGGCGACGATGCGCCTCCTTCAGAAGCTCTTCACGAAGGAAGAGAAGGGCCTGATCGGCGGCAACGCGTCGCTTGCTCTCGGCACGACCCCGACTCCGTCGCTGTCGGCTTCGGGCACGGGCGCCACGCTTCCGGGTGCGACCTACTCCGTCATCGCGGTTGCGCTGACCTACGAGGGCTGGCGCGCTCAGTCCGTCTCCGCGGGCATCACTCAGTCGCTCACGGTGACCGGCCGCGACGGCCAGACCTTCACGCTGAACGGCGGTTCCGCGCAGAAGTCAGTGAACGCCACGCAAGCGGTCTCCTTGGGCCAGACGCTCTTTGCGAGCGTGACAGCCGTTGCGGGCGCCGTCGCCTACGCCTGGTATGTCGGCACCGCGGGTAATGAGCGTCTGCAGGCGATCACGCCGCTCAACAGCATCGCGATCACGGCTCCGCTCAACAGCACGAACCAGCTCGCGACTGCGCTGACGGCGACGGACAACAGCCGGAACCAGTCGCTCGCCTTCGACGGCCTGTTCACCTGGAACGCGCTGGGCGCGCCCAGCCAGGGCGGTCCCGCGCCCTACCTTGGCGTCCAGCCGACGGGGACGAGCGGAACCGGCACGCCCCTCACGGCGTCGGGCCGCGGCTCGGTTGTCGAGATCGACAACATGCTTCAGTCCATGTGGGACAACGCGCGCATCTCGCCGAGCGTGATGTACGTGAACAGCCAGGAGCAGAAGAACATCACCAACAAGGTGCTGTCCAACGCCTCCGGTCCGCTGCTTCGCTACAACTCGCCGGGTGACGGCAAGCAGCCCTACGCGATCACGGCAAACGGCGTCGTGACCTTCTACTACAACCCGTTCAGCGTGGACGGCGGCAGCGAAATCCCGATCAAGGTGCATCCGGACATCCCGCCCGGCACCGTCCTCGCTTGGGCCGAAGGGTTGCCCCCGTGGTTCCAGTCGAACGAGGTTCCGAACACCGTCGAGATCCTGACGCGGAGGGACTACTACCGGCTCGACTGGCCGCTGCGCACCCGCGCGCGTGAATTCGGCACCTACGCCGAGGAAGCGCTGGCCGTGTACTACCCTGCGGCGATCGGCGTCATCACGAACATTGGTAACGGCTAAAGCCGAAATCTGAAGCGGGAGGGCGGTCTCAGGGCCGCCCTTCTCCCCTCGGCCGCCCAACCTCCTCAGGAGCAACTCCATGTCCGCCACACTTCTCGCCCCCGCCGCGGGGCAGGTTTTCCAGACGCGCGTCGGCAACTACACCGCCGACGCGAACGGCATCATCGCCAACGTCCCCGTGGGCTTCGCCATCGCCGACCTCGTCGCTGATGGCTGTTCACTGCTCGCCTTCAATGCGATCGCCAACCCGCGCAACTTCGTTGACGGCGGCGATTTCACGACGAACCCCTGGCAGCGCAACATTCCGGGCCTGGCCTCGGGCGGCGTCATCGCATCGGCCATCACGAGCACGCCGACCTATTTCGCCGACCGCTTCTTTGCGGTGGGCGGCGCATCCTCGTCCATCCTAATGGCGAACGTCGCCGACACGACCATCCCGGGCTTCAGCAATTCGCTGCTGCTCACGCGCAGCGCCGCCAACGCCAACACGGCCCCGATCCTTTTCGGGCAAATCATCGAAACGGCCGATGCGATCCGCGCGCAGGGTCAGACGATGACCCTGTCATTCTGGGCGCGCACGGCGGCGAACTACTCGGGCGGCGCGCTCACCGTGCAGCTCGTTTCGGGTACGGGCTCCAACCAGTCGGTCGCCAACTTGGTCGCCGGTTCGTGGACGGGCCAGGCCAACGCCGTAAACACCACGCAGGCTCTGACCGCCGGCATGACGCGGTATCAGTTCACGGGCGTTGTGCCCGCGGGCGCGACGCAGCTCGGCTTCCTGCTTTCCTGGACGCCCTCGGGCACCGCTGGCACAACGGACGGCATCTATCTGAATGGCTTCCAGCTCGAGGTCGGCACGTCCGCCTCGGTCTTCGAGCACGAGGACGTGCAGATTATTCTCGAAGAGTGCCAGCGCTACGCGTGGGTCATTCCCGAGCCGGCCAACGGCGTCCTCGTCGGGGCGGGGACCACGCTCGGCGCGAACGTGCAGAACTTCTACATGGCGACACCGGTTCAGCTCCTGAAAGCCCCGACCGTCACCGTTGCGGCCGGCTCTTTCAAAGTGGCGGCGGGTGCGGCCTACGCTGCGGCCACCACGTTCGCGGCGGGTTCGACGCACACGGTCAACGCGATCAGCCTCACCGCGGCCAACACGGCGTCGGCGGGCGTCGGCGCGCTGCTCGGCGGCGGCGGCGGCTCGGGCTACATCGTCGCTTCGGCTGACTTCTAGGTTGACTTCGAAGTCGCTCCGGCGCATAAGGGGACGCGCGAGCGACATCGCGTTTTCATCCCATTCAGACTCAGGCGGCCTCCGGGCCGCCTTTCTTTTTGCCTGGAGGTCTGGTATTCACTACTGTGCAGGCTTCAGAAGGACCGTGACCGATGTTGATTCCGATGCGCGCCCCCGAAAATGCTTCCGGCTTCAGCTTCGCCGGCGAGAGCTACGAGGTCGACGCGACGGGCTTCATCTACGTCCCCCAGGAAGCGGTCGAGGCGGCGAAGGCGCACCGCTTCGTCGTCGACACGAGCGACGTGCAGGCCGATGACGCGATTGACAATCCTTTCGCCGACGTCCCGGCGCTGAAGAAACGAGGCAGGGCCAATGTCTGAGCTGACCGATCGGCACGAGGCGATTATCCGCGAGCACCACGCCACGGTGCAACAGCTGCTAGAGAAGGTGCGCGGCCATAACTCCGCACTCGTGCAGGCGCAAACGCGCGCCACCGCTTCGGACGAGGCTGCGGCGGCGTCGGCGACGAAGCACGGTGAGGCGCTGCACTATCTCGTCGAGATCACGAAGCTCCTTGCGGGTGAGATCGAGGCGCTCGGGTGACGACGCCTTCCGACCTCGCGACGCTCTTCGCCGTCAAAAACTGGCTTGGCGTCACGTCGGCGGCTGATGACGTGCTGCTGGGATCGCTCATCACGGCGGCGAGCCGCGCAATCTACGCCTACCTCGGACGCTCGGCGATCCTTCCGGCGGCCTACTCCGAATGGTATGACGGCCGCGGTTTCTATTCGCTCACCCTGCGGCGCTGGCCGGTCATCTCGGTCGCGTCGGTTGTTGCAGACGGGCTCAGCATTCCGGCGGCGCCCGTAACGCCGCTCGCAACGGGGTCTTATCAGTCGCCGGGGTTCCTCCTGAGACCCTGGGACGGGCAGCCGCCCGGGCGCTTGGGTGTCGTCACGCTCAATCGCTACCGCTTTCGCCGCGGGCAAAACAACATCGGCGTCGCCTACTCCGCGGGCTACCAAGTTTCGGGCGAGGCCGCGACGGTTCCCGTCGCCCCTTACCAGGTTACGGTGCATGCGCCCTACGGGCCGTGGGCCTCTGACATGGGGGTAACTTACGCCTCGGGAGCGCCGCTTACACCGGTTGCTTCCTCGCCGGCGGTGGGCCAGTACACCGCCAACCCCAATGGCGTCTATCGTTTCTCCGCCGCCGATTCGGGCGCTGCGGTGAATCTGAGCTACGGCTATCTTCCGCAGTCGCTTGTACAGGCCTGCATTGACATCGTCGCCGAGCGCTACCGCTACCGAGACCGCATCGGCCAGCGTTCGAAGTCGATCGCCAGCCAGGAAACCGTCAGCTTCGATCTCGGCCGTCCGGGTTCGGGAATGACCGATTTCGCGCTCGGGCTGCTCGCGCCCTACCGGCAGGTTACGCCGATCGACTACTGAGGAGGCGTAGCATATGTCTACAGGCCCGCTGGCGTTCTTCCTCACGGCCTTCCTCGTCGCGGAGCTGAGCGCGTTCTTCGCGGGTCTCTCTCTGAGCTCCGGCAGTCAAGACGGGCTTTTCATCTCCCTCGCATTTATGGCTGCGAGCACGCTTGCGGGGATCGTGACCTATCTCGCGGATATCTAGGAGAAAAGCATGACTACGCAAGTCAGAATTCGGTCGCATAACTGCCCCGTTCTCGTGCAGACACGGGACCAGCGTTGGGATTCAGCGGCGGACAAGCTAAGCGACGAGTTCTTTCTGGCCGATTCGCGCGTGCAGTGGCCCGAACACGGCGAGCTCACGTACTACGTCACGACGACACGCAAGATCGCAGTGCGAGACCTAGAATACGACGACCCGCGTGCGCTCGCCAGCAAGCCGGAAGCGCTGCCCGCAGAGGGCTGACCCCGATGCAAGTCACCTTCGAGATCGACGACAGCAAGCTTGAAGCGCGCCTTTCCGGCATGACGGCGCGCATCCAGACGGCGCTCGCGCAGAAGCTGACGGCGCTCGCTCTCAAGCTCGAGAACCACATCAAGGCGGACAAGCTGTCAGGCCAGGTGCTCAACGTGCGGACCGGCGCACTGCGGCGTTCGATCTTTACGACAGTCGAGACGGCGCCGAACGAGGTCACGGCGACGGTGGCCTCGTCCTCGGACGTGCCCTACGGCCGGATTCACGAGTTCGGCGGTGCGATCGACATACCCGAGATCACGCCCGTCAAGGCGCAGGCGCTGCACTTCGTCATCAACGGCAAGGACGTGTTCGCCAAGCGCGTCCGCGCTCACACGGTCCACATGCCTGAGCGGTCCTTCATGCGCTCGGCGCTTGCCGACATGGAAGCTGAGATCCGCAACGGCATAAAGGAAGCGGTTGAACAGGGGGCGGCAGGATGAAAGGCGTTTTGCTTCTTGTCTGGCTGTGCCCCGCGCAGGCGGTAGACTGCACGGCGGACGCGGCGCGGGTCCGCGTTTCGACCCGCCTCGATCAGCCGACGTGCGCAGGTGTAAGCCTTCTAAGCTTCGCTCAGAGCTTGGCGGAGCCACAGCCAGATGAGCACCTTCGTTTTAGGTGCAGTCAGGGAGGCGGCAATGGATCCTGATTGGGACGACTACTCCGATTCCGTAATCGACGCGGAGAAGCGCCGCTACGAGAGCTGGTATCGCCTCCGAGCCTCGTGCTTCGAATCGCCTTTCGAGCGTTGGCGCAGGCGCGCCCTCGCCGCGCTGGGGCGATTCTGGCGCTGGGGAACCCGACAACTCTGAGGAAGGGATAAAAGGATGATCGACGTTTTCCGCTTCAATTATGAGACCGAGGCCTTTGAGGTCATTGCGTCTTTCGACAATGACAAAATCGCTGAAGCGGGCGAATTTGCGCGCCTTGAGGCCGAAAAAGAAGGCCTGCAAAACGCCACGTTCACGGGTGGCGGCGGCAAGATTCAAGGCGACTACTCCGGCGGCCTGCATGCGCCCTACTACGGCATCGCGAAAGACCTGTACCCCAGCGCGCCCCGCGTCCCGTGGCCACCGCAATGACGACGCGCGAGCAAGCGATTACGGCGCTGCAGACCCTCGTTACGAATGCCTACGCGTGGGCGCAGCCCCCCTCGCGTCGGCTTAAGCTATGGACCGACGTTCCTCTCCGAGCGCGCCCCGCCTGTTTCCTCTTCGAGGGCGGGCGCAACTCTTACGCTTGGACGAACGTGAACGCGCCGAAGCGAGATCTCGACGTCCAGCTCTTCATTTACATTGACGCGAAGGATCCGAACGTCATCGGATCGACGCAGCTCAACAACGTCCTTGACGCCCTCGATTCGGCGCTCGCGCCCGACAGTGGCTTCTCGGGCGCGCCGGGCGGGGCCAATACGCTCGGTGGCCTCGTCGCGTCCTGCCGCGTCTTCGGCGAGGTTTTGAAGGAGCCCGGCGACCTCGACGGCGATGGCCTTCTGCTCGTGCCAATCAAAATAATCCTTCCGTAGTCAAGTTTGAAGCGACTACTAGCTCCTGCTAGGTTGGCGGCTGCCATCGCGCAGTCTCCGCCAGCTCTAGGAGCCCCTTCATGTCCTATTCGGTTTTCGGGCCCGGCGTCCTTATCGCCACGAGGACCGATGTCACCCCTTCCACGCCGATCAATATCGGCTACGCCAACGAGTTCTCTGTGGATTTCGCCGGCAACGTCAAGCAGCTCTTCGGTCAGAATCAGCTGCCGATTGACGCCGCGCGCGGCACGATCAAAGTCAGCGCGAAGGCGAAAGCCGCGGTCGTTTCCGGCCTGGCGCTCAACGCAGTGTTCTTCGGTGACGCCTTCACGGCGGGCGGCATCAAATGGAACGTCGGCGAGGCGCATTCCGTTCCGGCGGTGAGCACCTACACCGTTACCGTCACCAACTCGGGGACTTTCGACCAGGACCTCGGCGTCGTCTACACGTCCGGCGCCAGCGCCGGCCTCCCGTTTCAGAAAGTGACGTCGCTTACCGCGGTCGGGCAGTACACGGTTGCGGCCGGCGTCTACACTTTCTACTCGGGCGACGCCAGCGCCAACGTGGCCATGACCTACACGTCAACAGTCGCCTCGGGCATCCAGACGCTCACGCTTGCGAACCAGCTGCTCGGCGTCTCTCCGATCATCCAGCTCGACTACTACACCATTCGCAACAACAAAGCACTGGTCGCTCGCTTCTACCAGGCGCAGACCGCGAAGCTGGCGCTGGCTGCGAAGCTCGAAGACTTCGTCATGCCTGAACTCGACTTCGAGCTTTTCGCCAATGCGGCGGGTAACCTTGGCACGCTTGTCTTCGGCGACATCGGGTAGTGACTTCGCAGTCGCGACCGTGTTAAGCTTGGGCCGTGGCGACATCGCCGCGGCCTTTTAGCGAGGAGACCCGATGATCCCGAAGCCGCTCGAAATTACCCTGGGAGGCGAAACCGTCTTCGTCCCGCCCTTTACGCTCCGGCAGCTTCGCGAGCTTAAAGACCTCATTAGAGAAGGGCAGCGCAAGCAGGGGCTCGACGTCATCGAAACGGGCCTTGAGATCATCTGTTTTGCGACCGGCAAGTCCGAGGACGAGATTACGGCCACGGTCGTCGAGGTCGACGTTGCGGCGCAGGAAGTCTTGAAGTTCGCCGGGTTTCAGGTCTCGGGGGAAGTGACGGGGGCGCCCGTCAAGACGCCGACGAGCGATGGAGGTTCCTCTACGGCCGTTTGATGGCTCACGGTCGAACGTTTGCGGAAGTCGACGAGATGACGATGACGGAAGTGCAACTCGTGTTCGACTACTGGAAAGACTACCCGCCGACGAATGAAGTGACGGCTGCTGTGAATGGCGTGGGCGTCTTCGGCAGGAAGCCGGAGGAGCGGGGCTCCGAAGAGGGCGCTCAAGCTGTGGACCCAAAGACCATCGAAGAGCTGCGCGCCTCGCTGGCGCGGAATGCGCATCTGCTGCTGAAGGGGTAGCGACGTGACCGAAACCGATCTCAGCGTCAAGATTGGCGCCGACTCCAGCGGCCTTGGTAACGCGCTGCAAGCCGCCAATCGCAGCTCGGAGCAGTTCTCCGCCAATTTCAAGACGAGCGTCGACAATCTCAACGTCTCGCTGAAGAATCTCAACGAGACGCTTGGCGCAATCCACGACAGCACGCAGAGGACCGCCGACGCGACGCAGCACCTCTCGACCGTCACGAATTTCCTACTGACGATCACGGGCATCAAGCTCGTGAGCGAGGCGGTCTCGGCCACCGCAAGCGGACTCGTTTCGCTCGGGAGCGCCACGGCGAGCGCCGCGGCCTCGTTCGCGTCCTATGCGCAGGCTCAGGGCTACGTGATCGGGCAAACGAACGCGGTCCGCGTCGCCAATGATAACTTTGGCGGCACTCTTGTCCGGAGCGTCCTGCCGAGCGTTGCGCAAGTCGCGCTTGAATTTGGGGCCCTCAACGTCGCCATTCGTGCGGCGCCCGCAGTCGTAGGCGTCACCACGAGCGCAGTAAGCGGCTTGGCGACGGCGATTCGCATCGCAGCAGGCGCGGCCGTCGAGTTCGGCCTCCGGATGGTTTCACTGACGACGGTCCTCTCATTTCTCGCTGCGCGGGGTTTGAAGGTTCTCACGGACGCTTTCATGGACCTCGCGGGCGTGCTCGTGCGAGCGGGGCAGGCGTTCGGCGAGTATCTTAATTGGGCGTCGCGCTATGACGACGCCGGCTCGCGCATGGCGGCGAAGACGCTGACGATGGCGGGCAACCTCGCGCAGTTCGAAGCCGAGATGAAGCGCACGGGCCAAACCGATGCGACGCGCGGCCTGCAGAATTACCTCGCCGAGCTCGACAAGATTCCTCCGAAGCTCGGCAAGACCAAAGAGGAGAACGCGGCGCTCGCGGAGCAGGCGAAGCAGGCGTCCGTTGACCTCGAAGCGGCGTTCGCTTCGCTCCCGAGCTATACGGCGCCGCTCAACGACTTCCTCGTGAAGGCGGTTCGGCTGCTCGCGACCAATACCGATGAGGCGAGGCAGTGGGGGACTACGTTCGCTGACGCGTTCCGCGATCTGAACGGGAGCGGAGAACGCTTCCTGCGGTCGATCCAAGATATTGACCCACACCTTCTCGAAAACTTCAAGCATGCCCAGCAGACCGGCAACGTAATGGACATGCAGCGCACGATCATGCAGGGCATCCTTGTCCTCACCGATCGCGCGAACGACGCCGAACAGCGCCGCTACCAGGAGGCTATCAGAACTGGGCAGGCGATGGGCATGTCGCGTGAGGAGGCCGAGAAGTGGGCTGCGTCGACCGACGAGACGTTGCGCCACGCCAAGGATCTGAGCGACGTCTACGATAAGATCCGACTATCCGCGCAAGGCGCTGCAATCTCGGTCAAGAGCCTCGGCGACAACCAGAAAGAGTCTTACAAGCAGGCGGTCGACCTCAGCAACAACGGCGGCACAAACTCGGCGCAGATTCGTATCCACCAGGCCAACATTGACGCGCTCCGCGAGGGGATAAAAGCCGAGCCCGGCAACCAGGATATGAAGGATACGCTTAACGAAGAGCTGCAAAAGCTGCGGGAGCTGAACGACGCGCGTGCGGGTGGCAACGAAGAATCGAAGTTGGCGGTAAAGCTCGCGAAAGACGAGCTTGCGCACGGAACGGATTCCCTCGGGGCTGCGCGCCAGAAAGTCGAGGTTCTTGAGCGCCATCTCGCCGTGCTAGAAAACGCCGATCACGAAACGGGGCAGACCTCCGTCGAGACGCAGAAGTATGTCGGCCAGCTCGCCGCCGCAAAGAAATTGGTCCTCGATCTCGAAGCGGGCGTCAAGGCAACACGCAAAGAGACGGAGATCCTCGGCGAGACGCGAGGTTCGTCTGCGTGGGTCAAGGCGAGCCTCGACGCGCTTAACGCGCGCCATCCGCAGAAGGGTGGCGCGGTCGAGCAAGCGGCCTACGAGAAAGATAAAAACGCGATCGAGCAGGCCGGCGCCGAGTTTCGCGCCAACCAGGAGAAGCAGCAGCAAGCGCTTGCCCTCGACGACATAAAGCTCAAGTACGCGAAACTGATGGACAACCTCGACGGCCTCGAGAAGCGCCATCTCGTTTCGTCTGAGGAAGCGTCGCAGCAGCGTATCAGCTTTCTCAAGCAGGAAGACGTGGAGGTTGGCGCCAATTACGAGAAGCAGCTGGCGCGCTATGGCGAGGACGAGACCGAGTACTCGGCGCTGTTGAAGAAAAAGCAGCATGAGCACGACGCCTATCTGAAAGCGATCGACCAGGCGGAGACGCGCGAGCTCGAAAAGCTCGATCAGGAGGCGCAGACCGCGGCGGGCCATCTCACGTCCGGACTGCAAGGCGCGATCAGCAGCGCTATTCAGGGCAAGAGTCCCTGGAAAGGACTCGCGGATAGCTTGGTCAGCGAGCTTTCGTCCGCGCTCACGAATAACCTGAAATCGATTCTGAGCGTTGGCTTGGGGCAGCTTGGTATCGGCTCCATGATTAACGGAATCTTGTCCGGGGACACGCTGAAGTCAGGACTCTCCTCGCTGTTCGGCGGCGCAGGCGGCGCAACAGCGTTGACCGGATCGGCGACAGCGCTGACCGGCTCGGCGACGGCGTTGACCGGAGCCGCTACGGCGTTGACATCGGCCGCGGCGGCGCTGAGCGCGGGCGGAGCGGCCTCGGCCGCGGGTGGAGCTGCGGCGGCCTCGAGCGGAGGTTTTCTTTCGACGCTCGGCTCGGCCGCGGCGGGGCTGCTTGCCTTTGACGTCGGCTCCTGGAGCGTCCCCTCGCAAGGAAACTTCGACGGCAAGGGTGGCTGGCCCGCGCTGATCCATCCGGGCGAGATGATTATCCCGGCAGGGCCGGCTTCGAACCTGCGGAACGCCACGGCGAGCGGTGGGGGCTTGGCGAGCGGTGGCTCAACCAGCGTGACACACAATCACAACTGGAACATTCAGTCCAACGACGCGCGCAGCTTTATGAACCTGTTCCAGAACAACTCGCAGGCGGTTACACAGATGATCGCCAAAGTCATGAACGCCAATCCCTCGCTTCGGCCGAGCTACTGAGGATCGCGCGCCATGACGATCCCGACATTCCCCGTCCTCCCGCTGGTCGCCTACCCGGTCAAGCGAAGCCTCGTCACGAAGACCGTCAAGGAAGAGGCGATGGCGGGGCCGACGTTTCGCTACCCGATCCGCACGCGGCCAAAGTGGCAGTGGGAAATTTCGGTCGACGCCTTGCGCGAGAAGCGCCCGAGCGTGAGCGGCGAGTGGACAACGCTCAATAGCTTCCTGCTTTCGATCCTTGGGCCGGCGTTCCCCTTCTACTACCTCGACCAGCTCGACAACGCCGCAACGACCGCGCAGTTCGGCACAGGCGACGGCGTCACAACGACGTTCCAGCTTGGCCGCGTAATTGGCTCATTCTTTGAGCCGCTCTACGGCGCTTTCGGGGGGTCGATCGCCTCCAATGCGCTTTCCGGAAACCCGAGCGTCTACGTGAACGGCGTACTGCAAACCTTCGGAACCGCCTACACGATCAGCTCGACAGGGCTTGTGACTTTCACGTCGGCTCCGGGGGCCGCGGCGGTGATAACGTGGACCGGCTATTTTGCGTTCTTGTGCGAGATGGACGACGACGTGGTAGAGCAGACGCTGTTCATGAGCGGGCTCTATGCCGTCCCGAAGATCGCATTCTCGAGCAAGCTCCTATGAAGAGCGCGACGACGGGCCTCGCGAACCTCATCAACAGCGGCGTCTTCATGGACGTGACGCTCTACACAATTGCGCTCGCGCAAAACGCCGGCACGCTCTACATCTCCGCCGCAGATTTCGACGTAAATTACGGCGGCAACACCTTCCTGCACGGGAGGCCCGGGGTTGACGTTGCGAGTAGTAAGCCGCAGGCGCACTGGAAAGCCGGCCTTGATGTCGACGAGTATCCGTTAACGCTCCTCCCGCGGCTAACGACGGCGTCGGGCGGTCCAGACATGCTCGGGTCCGCTACTCTTTTGCAGGCCGCGGTCGGCGGCGCCTTCGACGGCGCTCTCGTCACCGTGCAGCGCGCGTACTTTAGCGGGCCTCCGGCGTGGCCCCAGCCGCCCGGCGGTTTCGTCCCCGTCGGAGTCCTGCCGATTTTCTTCGGGATGGCGGGCGAGGTCACTCCGACGGCCTACGAGATTCCGATCAACGTCCAGAGTCTTATGGGGCTGCTGAAGATCAATACGCCGCGAAACGTCTACCAGGCGCAATGCCGTCACATCCTCTACGACAGTGGATGCACTCTCGCGCGTGCGAGTTACACGACGAGTTATGTGGTCGGCTCTGCGACGCAAAACAGCGTGACGGCTTCTGCCGCGGTCCCCGCGCCTTCCGGCTCGGGGACCTATCAATTCGGCCGCTTGACGTTCACGAGTGGCGCCAACAACGGCGTCACCGTCACGATCCTCAGCCAATCGGTCTCGACGTTCCTGCTCTACGGCCTCCCGCCCTATCTGCCCGCGCCGGGCGACACTTTCACCGTGAGCGCTGGCTGCGACAAGCAACCCGCGACGTGCTCGCTCTTCGGCAACCTCGTCAATTTCGGAGGCACGCCGAACATTCCCGTCCCGGAGGTCACTGTCCCGTGAATGAGAATGACCGCCGCAAAGTCGTCGCCATCGCCGAGAGCTGGGTGGGCTGCCCCTTTCACGACTGCGCAGCTCTCAAGGGCGTCGGCGTCGACTGCGCGAACCTTGTCGCCAAGGTCTTCGAGGAAGCGTGCCTCGTCGATTCAATCCCGATCCCGCCCTACACCCCGCATTTCTTCCTGCACAAAGGGGAAGAGCTTCTCTGCGACGAGCTTCTCAAATACGCGCACGAGATTCCCGAGAACGAGGTCTTGCCCGCCGACCTTGTCGTTTACAAAGTTGGGCGCGCGTATGCGCACGTCGCGATCGTTTGCGAGTGGCCGAGCTACGTGATTCACGCGCACAAGCCGTCGCGAGCCGTTATCGCCTCGCACGTCGAGCACCGGGAGTTAATGGGGCGCCCGCGGCGCTATTTCCGCTTCGGAGGGCTCGACTAAATGGGCAGCCTGCTCCACAGCCGCTCGTCGCGCGTCAACCAGCCGCAGATTCAGTATCCGGACACCGGGCTTCGCATCCAGACGGCCGTCATGGGGCGCGTGCGCCCGATCGGATGGGGCCGCGTCCGCGCCGCGGGCAACGTCATCCTTGCCAATAGCTTTCAGGCCGTCGCGACGCCAAGCGTCGACTCTTCGGGCAACGTCTCCTACAGCTACACCTACGAGGCTGATGTCATCGTGGCGCTTGGCAATAGCGTCGTCAACGGCATCGTCAACATTTGGAACGGCACGGAATCCGGTATGGTCCTCTTCAACGGACCGAACCAGCCGAACCTCAGTCTCAACCCGCTGAACACGGTCGCCAATCCGAACGGCATGGGCGGCGGCCTGCTTTTCCACGGTAGCTACACGCAAACGCAGTGGACTTATAAAGGAGCGCTGTCGGCTGGAAACCTCGCCTATCGCGGCGAGGCGTATCTAGCTTTCGCCAAGCTCAACATGGGCAGCAGCACGACGATCCCGAACTTCACTTTCGAGTTCGATTACGGAATCGGCTTCGACCTTCCGGCGGTGTGCCCCGACGCCAATCCAGCGGACGTTATTACCGATTATCTGACAAATGCCGACTACGGAGTGCCGCAATTCCTGTCGTCATACCTTGCCGACATGACGGATTTCCGCCGCTACTGTCGCGCATTCTCGCTACTCGTCTCATTCACCGAGACGAACCAGCGGCCGGCATCCGACATGTTGCAAGAGCTGGCGCGCGTTTTGAACGTCGATTTCGTTTGGTCCTCGGGAAAACTCAAGGTCGTCCCCTACACGCCATTCCCGGGAACGCAGAACGGATACTTCTGGAACCCGCAGACGACACCGGTCTACGCCTTCAACGACACGCACTACCTCGAGAACAGCGGTTCGCTCGGTTCCGTGTCGTCAACGGCCCCAACGCCCGTCGCCATCGCGCGAAAACCTCGCTCGCTCGCAGTGAACCACACGAAACTCGAGTATCTCCCGCGCGGGGCTTACTACAATCCGTGGATTCTTGACTATATCGACGAGGGCTCTGTCGCCAATTGGGGCGTCGAGATTATCGGCGACGTCATTCAGGCGCATCATTTTTGCTACGATGCGGCGGCGCAATCCGCGTTGCATCTATTGGCCTCCCGTAACCAAGTCATCCGCACGTTCCAATTCACCGTTGGGCGCCGGTTCATTCTGCTCGACCCGATGGACCTAGTCACCATCACAGACGCGACAAGCGGCCTCAACAATCAGCCCGCGCTCGTCAAAGAAATCCGAGAGAACGCGGACGGCACTCTGACGGTAACGGCCGAGGAGTATCTCGCCCTCGTCGGACCGCCCATTTTTGGTTTTTCTAACATCACGGCAATAACGTCCGCGCTGAACATCGGCGGGCCTCCGGGCGACGTCAATCCGCCGATCATTTTCGAGCCGCCGGACCAACTCGGGAAAGGCCTCTGGCTATACGTCGCAGTATCCGGGCAGAATCAGGTTCTATGGGGCGGGTGCGAAATCTGGGCGTCCTTCGATCAGATCAGCTACGCGCAGATTGGTCAGGTTTTCGCACCGGCGCAGATGGGCGTTCTTACGGCGACTCTCCCCTCAGTTTCCGCGGCGATCAGCGGGCAGACCATTGACGCGACGCACACGCTTTCCGTGAATCTCGCCGAGAGCAACGGCGCGCTGCTGCCGGCCAGCCCGCAAGACTTTGCGTCACTGGCGACGCTCTGCCTCGTGGATGGTGAGCTGCTCGCTTACGAGAACGCCGCCCTGGTCAGCGGGAATTCTTACAATCTCTCGCCGCTCTCGCGCGGCTGCTACGGATCGAACATCGCAAACCACGCGATCGGCGCGCCGTTCACCCTGGTCGACGGGAGCCTGTTCCACTACCATTTCACGCAAGACAAGATCGGTCAGACGATCTATCTCAAATTCCTATCGTTCAACGTCTTCGGACAAGGCCTCGAGCAGCTCGCGAACGTCGGCGCCTACTCTTACGTCATCCAAGGAACGGCGCTCGGGTCCCCACTGCCGACTGTTCAAAACCTACGGACCGTATTCAACGCGGGGGTGACGCAGCTCTTTTGGGACGAAATTACCGATTTCCGTCCCGTTCAGTATCTTGTCAAAAAGGGCGGGTCATGGGCCTCCGCGCTGCCGGTCGCCACGCTCGCACATCCGCCCTTCGTCGTCACGGGCGACGACACCTATTGGGTTTCCGCGGTTTCGCAGCCGACTTCCGGGCTCACGGTCTATAGCGCGTCGCCTACGTCTTTAACGGTTGCCGGATCGTTCATAACGCAGAACGTGATTTTGTATTTCGACGAGGACGGCAAGCAGGCAAACACGGCCTACTGGCCAGGGGCGAAATCGAACGTCCAGCCGGATTCGATCGGCCTGAGACTCGACACGACTGGAAACATTCTTAGCGACACGAGCATCCTCGCGACTACCGACATCATCAACTATGGCAGCACGGGGATCCAGTCGAGCGGCTCCTACACGTCGAACACCATAGTAAACGCCGGTCGCCTGACCCAGATGCTCGTCCAAGCCAACTGGGTAGCGGTTGGTCTGCCGATCGGGGCGGCGTCAAACATACTGGCGCAGCCGAACATCCTCTCGCAGCCGGATGTACTGAACTTTGCTAACACGGCCTTCGTAAACGTCTACCCGCAAATAAGGGTTGGGACGTGGAATGGGGGCGGGATCACCTGGGGAACGTGGCAAAAGTATCAGGCTGGCGTGTACCAGGGTCAATACGTGCAGATGCAGCTCATCCTGTTGACCGTTGACCCGAATACGATCGCGTACTGCACGGATTTCGACTGGACCGTCTCACTGGCGCCGAGGGTAGACCACTATCTAAACCAGACGATTCCTGCGGGCGGACTCACGATCACCTTCCGGCCTGACGCGCTCGCAGGGCAATCGCAACAATCGGCGGCGCCGTTTAACGGGGGCCCGAATGCGGGGAATCTCCCGGGCATCCTCGCGACTTGGCAGAATAACGCCGGCGACCAGCTCGTAATCACAAACCTATCGCTCTCTTCCGTCACCATTCAGATTCAGAACGGCGGCGTCGGAGTTACAACCTACAACGCAAACGTAGTCGCAGAGGGCTACTAAGAAGGAAAGGGCTTCGCCGTGAATACATCTTGGAAAACGTCGCTGAGCGCAATCGGCGCCGGGCTGCTGTTTGCGGTAGCGAGCTTCGCCCCGCCGACTGCTCTCGCCGATCAGTCGACCCTCCAATCTCCGACGACGGGGACGGTGAGCGGTCTCCAACTGACGAACAACTACAACAGCGCGCTCAACGCGCTGAACACGTGCAACAGCGGTAGCAGCGCGCCGACAAACCAGCTTTCCGGGTCTCCGAGCGCCGGCAACTGTTGGCTGAACACGTCGACGACGCCGAACACGATCTCTGTCTACGACGGAACCTCGTGGCTGGCCGCCGGCTACGTCGACGCGACAAACCACGTTTACTCACCGGCCTGGAATGGCGGCAACGTCACGTCGATCGCCTCGGCGTCGTCGACGAACCTCTGCGCTTCCTTGCAGCCTTACGTCTCCGTCACCGGAACCACGGGCATCACGAGCTTTGGCTCCGCCTGCCCGCTCGGCGCGCTGAAGCTCGCCACTTTTACGGGGGCGCTCACGCTCACGAATAACGTGACGAGCCTGATCCTCCCCAATAACGGGAGCAACATCACAACGGCCGCAGGCGACGTGCTCGGGGCGATCAACCTCGGGTCGGGAAACTGGAAGGTTCTCTTCTATATCCGCGCCAGCGGGCAGCAGGTCGGGACGACTTCGAATAAGGTGCTGGTCAACACGCTCAGCCCCGTGAGCGTGGCGAGCATCTCCGATACGACGAGTTTTACCGCAACCTATTCTGAATACGAAATCGACATAGAGAACCTCATTCCTGCGACAAACGGCGTCACGCTGTACATGACGGAGCAATCCGGAGGTTCTTTTCAGACGAGCGGCTACTACTGGCGTCAGCTAAACTATGCTGGAGCGGTGGGCGTGACCGTTGGAAGTAACGCGGTGAACTTTCAATTAACCGGCGCAAGCATTGTGCAGAACGCCGCTGGCGGAGGCGTCACCTGCCGGGCTACAGTTAGCAACGTCTCGTCTACGTCGGTGTACAAGATCATCCAAAGCCGCTGCTCTTCCATAGGCACGGCGGCAGCCGAAGGCGATCAGGTTGACGGGGGGTGGCTTGGCGGCTCTGGCGCGATCACGGGGCTAAGCTTCTCCTTCAACTCCGGAAACATCTCTTCCGGAACGATCAAAATCTACGGATGGAACTGACGGTCTTAGAGCCAAGCTTGTAGTCGCTACCCGCCCCTCGTATGGTTGAGCAGCCATTCGAGGGGTTCTCCGATATGAAAATGCAGAAGTGCGCCCGGTCCGCGAGCTTCGCGCTACCGCTGTTCGCCTTTGCTCTCGCACCGATGCTCGCGCGAGCCGAGCTCGTGCCGGTCGGCGGCGTTTCGTTCCCCGTCCAGTCCCCCATCTCCGGCAATATTCCGGTCGTGGCCGATGCGCAGTCGGCGCCCTTCGAGGGCGCAACCGCGATGACGGTCGGGACCTCCTACACTGCCGCCCGCTCGGTTCTAGCCAACTGCACGGTGGCCGGTAACGTAAGCCTCACGCTGCTTGATGGTTCAACGGTCGTTTGGGCGGTTCCCACGGGCGCGACGCTCCTGCGCGTCGCCGCAACGGCAGTGAACACCAGCGGCACGACGGCAACCTGCACCTACTACAACCTGAAGTGACGCCACCCGCGGGCGCATAAGAGGTCGAGCATGGCTGCCTACAACAAATTCAATCTCACCGTCGACGACATGCTGAAGGCCATAAACAACTATGGCACCGACGGCCTGAAGGTCATGCTGACCAACACGCTGCCCGTGGCGACAAATCACGTCTACGGCGACATTTCCGCGAACGAACTGGCGAGCGGAAATGGCTATGCGACGGGCGGCGCGACGGTCCCGGGCACCGGCCTATCGAACGCGTCGGGCGTTGAGAGCCTCGCAGGCACCGCGGTGACATGGACCAGTAGCACCGGAAGCATGGGACCGTTCCGGTACGTCGTGCTTTACGACAACTCGTCAGCGTCAAAAACCCTCATTGCGTGGTGGGACATCGGGGCCTCGACGACCCTCAACGGCGCGAACGGCGACCAGTTTGTCTGGACGCCGGCCGGTAGCGTCATTTTCACCCTGCAGTAGCGGAGCGCGTCGCACGTGGCCGTACTCTATGATCGCGTCCGATGGGCCGTTTCGGGCACGCCCGGGACCGGCAACATCACTCTCGGGTCACCCGTCGCCACCTTCCGCGATGGCACCGGCTCGGGCGGTAACGCGGCAATCCCGAACGGCACGACTATCTCCTACGTCGCCGAGGACGGGGGAACAGTCGCAGAATACGGCCGCGCGGTTTACTCGACATCTGGACCGACGCTCACGCGCTCCCCGCTGTGGTCAACCTCGGGCCTTGCGATAGCGGCCAGTCTCAGCTCTTCGGCTATCGTCTACATAGACGCTCTGGCAGAAGATCTTTACTGGGGGACTTATATTTTTGCGTCGCGAATTCAGGGCGGCAATGGAACAATCAACTATTACCTCGACCCTGCGGGGTCAGATTCTAATGACGGGGCCTCCACGGGAACGGCGTGGGCGACGTTGGCGCATGCGGCCAGCGTCATTTCTACGATAGTCAACGACTTAGGTCAAATCGCGGTGACCGTGAATGTTACTATGGCGAGCGGGACGTATAACGAGATACACGAAACGAGCTTTACGCTTCAGACCCAACTTATTAACGTAGTTATCGCGTCCGCTACTTCTGTTGCGTCCGACGTCATAATAAACTACGTCAATGTTTTCAATACGGGGGCTTTTAACGTACTGGGCGGAGGCCACATCTCCACCGTTGGCATCGAGTCTGTTACGTTTTCGGCAAGCGGGCTGCTTCCCGCCATGTGGGTTACCGCCGGTGGTGGGGGCTACGTTATCGTCGCAAACTGCGTGTTTAACGCTGTTGACAACCTGTACGCCCTGTTTTGGATTTTTGACTCACTGTCATACTTAGGCGTTTACGGTGGGACGTTTTCCGTTGGGACCGGCGTACAGTATTTTTTATTGGCGTCAACCGGCGGGTTCGCGCAATTCTACTACACGGTTGCGTTTGTCGGGACGTGCGCGTTTGGCGCGCAAACGATCGCGGTCGCCGAAACGGCGATCGCCGATGTTCAGTGCGCATTCACTGGAACCGTGACGGGGCAACGTTACTCCGCGACCGCGCTTAGCGCCATCAATACCTATGGGTCTGGGACGTCGTTCATTCCGGGCTCGGTCGCCGGAACAACGGACGCCTCGAGTTTCTACCTTTGAGGAGAACCCGCGATGGCTATCACTAAACCGGCGCAGCCCCGCCCTCCGTACAACGCCGCCAACTGGTACTGGGTCATTCCCAGCATCGCGAGTTACGTCTTCGCAAGCGCGCGCGCGGCCTGGATTCCGGCGTCGGACGCCGCTTACTCGACGTGGCTCACTTCGGGCGGCGTTGCAACGTCAGTCCCCGATACCGCGACGCTCGCGGACGTGCTGACGACGGCAGGACTCACGCAAGCCGCGACGGCGGCGGCGGTCGACCCGACAAGCCTTTCCAGCATCCAGGCGGGTGCGCGGGCGCAGATCGCCGCGACGCGCTACGCGCTCGTCGCCGGCGGCGTCACAGTCAACGGCCACCCATTCGATACGTCGCTCGAGGCGCGCGCGAATTGGGACTCGGTCTACCTCGCCGCACTCGGCAACCCGGCGCTTGCGATCCAGTGGAAACTCACGTCGGGCGTCTTCCTTCCGCTCGACGCCGCGCAAATAACCGCCATCGGGCAAGCACTTCTCGGCTTCGTTCAAAGCTGCTTCGCTTACGAGGAATCGCTCCTGGCCCAAATTAACGCCGCCGCGACGATTCCCGCCGTCCAGGCGATCGATCTCGTAACCGGGTGGCCGAGCAGCATCCTGACCGTTGCCGGAGCGCCGTAGCGCATGCTCGCCAACCGCCCTATCGCTAGTGCGGCGCTCGCGAGTAGTTTTAGGACTGGCGGCCCGAGAATCTTTGCGATCGCCGCGGCCTCTGGGGTTTACGTGCTGTCCGGGTCCTCCGCGGCGCTGAAGCTGGTTCACAAGTTCGCTGCGAACTCCGGGGCTTACTCGCTCACCGGCTCGCCCGCGACTTTTACGTTCGTCCGCAGAATGTCCGCGGCCTCCGGGGCGTACGTGCTGTCCGGCTCTGCGGCAGCCTTGACGGCTGTTCGCAGAGTGGCGGCGGCCTCGGGCGCGTATTCGCTTACCGGCTCGCCCGCGACTTTTACGTTCGTCCGCAAAGTGGCCGCGGCCTCCGGGGCTTACGTCCTGTCTGGGTCCTCTGCGGCGCTGAAGCTAGTCCGCAAGTTCGCTGCGGCCTCGGGCGCGTACTCACTCACCGGTTCGCCCGCGACTTTTACGCTCGTCCGCAGGGTGGCGGCGGCCTCCGGGGCTTACGTGCTGTCCGGCTCCGCGGCGACCTTAACAGTGATTCATAAGTTCGCTGCGGCCTCCGGGGCTTACATCCTGACCGGGGGTGCGGCGACATTCACCCACGTCAACGGCCTGCTCAGGGTCGTCATCAAGCTCCAAGCCGACACGAGCAATTTATTTGTTGCGCTTGCCGACTGCGCGAAGCTATTTCTGGAACGGGCCGACGCAACCCGCCTATTCGCGGCGCTCGCGGACGGCGTGAATCTGTTTCTGGAACAGGCCGACGCGACGTCGGTTATCCCACTGAAAGCCGACGCAGCAGCCTCGATCGGGGGAAAGATTATGGCCTTTGACAACCCGCTTCTCGTGCGCAGCGCCGGTGACGATTTCACGCTGCAGTTCTTGTGCATGGCCGGGGGGCAGCCCGCGGCCTACGTCGCTCCCGTCGCCACGTTCTCGGTCGGTTCGTCGTCAGCTCCGGACGACGCCGAGACGCCGATTTTAGTGAAGACGGGGAGCGACGCAACCATGTCGCAGTCGGGCGGCAACTGGTACGCAAATATCGCATTCCATCGCGCAGACACGATCGGGAAGTTCCAGCCCGGCGTCTACTACTGCGAGCTCTCCGTCACTGACGGGGGCGTGACGCTCACTGTTGCAACGCTCATGCTACAGATTCGACCGACGATCACTCGGCCCTAGCGTCAAGCTTGTAGTCACTACCCGCCCCGCATATGGTCAAGCAACCGTGCGGAGCGCTCCATGCCTATGAACCCCTACGTGAACCCCTACGTGAAGCAGGCCGGCCCTTACCCCGTCAACTTTGTGCCCGACCCGCACTTTCAGACACCGGTCAATTTGAGCGCGCCGCGCGCCGGCGTTCTGCATACGACCGAGGGCTCGACTATCGAGGGCGCGGAAGGCGTATTCAGCCATCACTACGCGCCGCATTTCACCGTCGGTCCCGACGCGCGCAGAAAGGTGAAGATCGACCAACTCGTGCCGATCGGCTTCATCGGCGCCGCGCTTGAAGAGCACAACAACCTCGCGCTCGTGCAGATCGAGGTCGTCGGCTTCTCGAAGACAACGCCGTGGTTCTTCGACGCGCCGACCGCTGACGCGCTCGCCAACCTTCTCGTCGTGCTGGAGCGTGACTACGGCATCCCGCTTTCGCACCCCTGGGGCGACGACGATTGGGCCGCCGCGGGCCCGAACGCGCACCGCGCCTCGCGCAAGTTCGGCGCCGTCGCCGGCTGGTTCGGGCATCAAGACATTCCAGATAATTCTCATTGGGATCCGGGGCATTTGCAGTGGTCGAAGCTCTTCGCGCTCGCGGCCAAGATCAAGGCTTCCGCGTCCGATCCCGTCGCGGCCTACGAGGGAGCGCCCGGTCATGCTTGATCCCGCCGCATACCTCCCTTGGCAACATTCTCACGCCCAGCAGGCGTTCAAATTCTTCAACGGGCGGGAGAGCCCGCGCGGGACATTGCGCGATTTCCAAGCGGCGGCGCTCATCGAAATGTGGGACGCCGAGGCCAGCTTCTATCTCGACATTTGGGGCGATGAGGGAACGGCCTATGGCGGCTGGCAGTGGCACGACGACCGCCTGACGCGCATCTGCAATTTCCTCGACGCCCCGAAGCCGCAGCGCATCGGCCTGAGTAAATTTCTCACTAAGAACGGCTTGACGCTTGAGCAACAGGTCCAAGGCGTTTGGCATGAACTCCAGACGAGCGAATCGGTAGCGTTTGCGCTGCTTGTCGGCACGACCAACGCCCATGACGCCGGCGTGGTCGCCTGCACGAAATTCGAGCGGGCGGGCGCGCACGGGCAGGCGGCGATTCGGGGCGCGAGGACCGCGCTCTGGCTTGATTGGCTGACGAAGAACCCTGCAACGTGACCGCTTGGCGGCCCCAGGAAAGCGGCCGGCTGGCCTACGCCATTAACGCCGCCCTGATCGTCGGCGCGTTCGCGCTTGTCGGTCGTGACGGCGTTTGGCACGCCATGCTCTCGCGCCGCTCGCGCTCGGCCGCCTTGCTCGGGGCCTGCGTCGCCCTGGCGGTCTACCGAACGCTCGTGCGCTAGAACAGCCCGTAGTGGAAAAGGACGGCGCGCACTTCCGCGAGGCTCCGCGCCACTTCGTAGGCGCCGCCGATCGCAGTCCAGACCTCGCGGAAGCCCTTCTGGTCTTTCGACAGGACGCCCTTCGGCGTTTTCAATTCAAGCGCCAGCCGGGTTTTCTCGCCGAACAGCATGAGATCGGCGACGCCAGGCCGCACGCCCATGTCCTTCAGCTTGCGCGCGGTCGCCGGGTCGCGCCACTCGCCGTTCGGGACCGCGAACCAGATGACGCGCTCCGGCAGCTCCTTGCGGAGCATGATCGCGACGGCAATCTGAAACGCGCCCTCGTCGCGAAAGGGAAAATCGGTCATTTTTTCATTCGATCGCCGCAGTAGCCCTCGGCCGCCAGAGGAAGCCCAGGAGCCCAAGGAACCGGGCGGCTCATGATCTCTATGATTTGGTTGAGGCGCTCTTCCGCAACCTCGACGGGGGCCAAGCCTACCGCGCTATCGTAGACGTCCATAATTAGCTCCACGTCGGGAAGCTCGCGCTCGACCGCCGCCTCAACCGCCGTGATGACGTCGCGCGCTGACGATTGGCTTATGATTTCAAGCCATGCCCCGCCATAAACGCGCTGCGGAAGCATGCGACCGTGCTTGGCGCGCAGGAACGTCATCTCGCCCGTGTCGCGGTCGATCCGCGGCGAGTAATGCGGGATCGCGCGCCCGCTCGGAACCCGCACCCAAAGGACAGGCTCGCCGCCGATGTCCAAGCGGTCGTCAGGCGTTGCCGGCCACGGGTTCTCGCGTGAGTAGCAGAAGACGACCTTTCCGTCGGCGGCGCCGAAAGCCAGCCCCGGTCGCCAGACCGCTTCGCGCGCTGCGCTATCAAGCTGGTTCCAGAGGCCGCCTTTGCTCGCGAGTTTCGGGTTGTCCTTCCGGTAGCCAAAAATCCAAGCTCTCGACCGCTCGGGTGTGAGGCCCGGAATTTTGCGACGGTTCGTCAAATAGAATTTGTTGTCGCCGAGTCCGTAGTTCCCGCCGAGCGTGATCGTCTTGAAGTTCTGCCGCTCTTCAGGATGCGTCTTCTTCGTCGACCCTGGCGGCAGCCCGAGACCGCTGATCGCGTTGTGCATGTAAAGGTCGCCGTCGGCCGCAAGAATCGCGAGTCGCTCGGCGTCGCCCGCGAGCCACAGAGCCAGCCGCAACTCAATATTGGCGAGATCGGCGTCGATGACGGCGTAGCCGTCGGGAGCTTTTACGAGCCCGCGCAACACATCGGTCAGCGCAGTGTTGCCACAGGGAAAACCGATAAGCAGCGTCTCTATGGTATTTTCAATGTCATACTTGCCCGACGGTCGCGCGATGTTGAAGGTGTTCACGCCTTCGCTCGTGCCGCGGCCCGAACGCGCGCCGAAGTAGCGCGTGTGGTCCTTGTAGCGGCCGTCTACGTGGCGGTCGAGCAGCGCCTGCGCCTTCGTCGGGGCCATGCCGCCGCTCTCTCGCAGGATGCAAAGCACGTCGAAAGCGTCGAAGGACAGATTGTCGCTCTCGAGCACTTCCTCGACGGTCTCCTTGCGCATGTTCACCACCGGGACGCCGACGGATGCGAGCCAGGTCTGAATTCGCGCGCGCTGCGTGACCGCAGTCACGGCGCCTCGCGTGACTTCGCGCAGCCGGTTCGAGACCTCCAGCTCGATCTCTTCACGGCGCGCGGCGACCGCTTCGGCGAGTTTGAGGTCGATCGGGAGGCCGGTTTCGTTCTTGCGCCACGTCCGTTCCCAGATCAGCCGCTCGGCCGGCGGCAACTCGGGCAGGCGCGCGTCCACGTCCGCCAAAGCGCGGACATCCTGCAAATTGTAGCCGAGTAGGTCGCGAAAAACGTCGGGATCCTCGCAGAAGGTCCCGTCGCGCTGCGGCTTGCACGTTTTCATGACGAGCGCCGTGCCGCCCTTCGACTTGCCGGGCACGCCGAGCGTCTTGGCGAGCTCGTCGAGACCGCCGGGGAGCGACATGCGCTGCGCTCGCGCCATCGTGCAGGAAAGCTTCGCAACGGGAATATCGTGTTTCAGGGTCTCGCGGATCACGCTAGCGTCAAAGCCGACGTTGTGGCAGACGACGCGGTCGGCCTCTTCGAGCGCCATGACGAAGTCGAAGGCCGAGTGCGAGCCGAGATGCGCCAAGCCCGGGATGAAGACGGCGCCGGCAAGCGAATTCGGCTTACCCTTCCACATCCAAGCGGCGGTCGTAATTGAGGTCGAAGGGTCTTTGGAGTAGCGCCTATGACCTGCGGCTCGTAAGTCGCATCTTGAACGAGTTTCGAGATCGAGGAGAAGAGTGTTCGTCATCGGGCACGTCGCTAGTTAGCCAGCGGTAGCCGCTCAGGCTGATTTCACCGCGGAGAAATTGGTCGTGAACTTCGGGAGGAGCTGGCCGGTCTGGGTAGCGCTCTGAGAGCCGCTGCTTCCAGGCCTCGATTTCGGCGTAGCTAAGTTTCATGGATGCACAAAGTTAGGAAAGCGAGGGCGGAGACGCGTTACCGGACGCCGCCCTCTTCTAACCTCGCGCCTCAGTTCCCCAACCAGACGCGGGGATCTCGTCAGAACGGGATGTCGTCGGAACGGGACGCCGCAGCATTCGGATTTTGCCCGAAACCTCCGGCCGCAGGCAGTGGGGCGCCGAGGCCCTGGATCGGAATGCCTTGCGCCCGCGCCTGCTCAATGAGCATGTTCGAGTCGGGGCGGGAACCGAGCTTGATCTCTTCGCCCGAGCCCGTGAACAGGATTCCATTGAGGTAGGTCTTGACGCCCGGGCTCGTGCCGGCGCTCTTGGTAAGACCGACCGAGAGGACGCAGTAGTCGCCGTCCTTCACGATAACGCGGCCTCCCATTCTCGAAGCGGGGAGGGCAACGGCCTTACCGTTCTGCACGCCTTCGATCGTTAGGTAGTCGGGCGAGGACGTGTCGGCGCGGATACACCAATGGCCCTTGCTCCAGTCGGAGACTCTGCCCTGAAGACTCGGCTGGTCGCCGTCCTTGACGGGCCAGATCAGCCGCGCAACGTCGTAGCCGGCGAAGTGCTGCGCATAAATTTTGCGGCAGGCTTCGGTCACGGAGGCGAAGACTGGGTCTTCCTGCCAGCGCCCAGTCGTTTTCGGCACGATCGCCGTGACCGAGTAGCGCGGCTTGTCAAGGGGCTTGCCCGTCGTGAAGTCGGTCGTCTCGGGCGTCCACAGTCGGGAGATGTAGACGGCGCGTGCGCCAAAGATCGAACAGCCGATGATCTCGCGTTTCTCAACCATGTCAGTGCTCCAGTGTTGCAGTTGCTCAGTTTCTCAGGTGTCGCATTTCGGCGACGGGGAGCAACGTAAGCCGTAGCGACTCTGTAGTCAAGTTAGAATGTGACTTGACCGTAAGCCGGGGCGCGCCTATCTGTTGGGGAATGATTCAGCTCCGCCCCCACCAGATCGAGGCCGTCGAAAAGCTCCTCGCCTGCGAAGAGCGCTTCGCGCACGCCGAGGTCTGCGTGTCGGGCGGGAAGTCGCTCATCATGGCCGAGCTGGCGCATCGCGTGTCGGGGCGGGCGCTGATCCTGGCGCACACGTCCGAGCTGGTGAAGCAGAACATTGAGGCCTGTAGCCAGATCGGGCTTTTTGCGGCGCCCTGCGCACGCGAGGTCGGAATCAACCTCTTTGCCAGGGTCACGGTCGGAACGATCCAGACCGTCGTGCGCCGGCTCGCGCATTTCAAAGACGTCGAGACCGTAATTGTCGACGAGACGCACCTGGTCACGCCCGACGACGAGAGCATGTACCGCAAGCTCTTTGCAGCCCTGCCGGACGCTCGCGTCCGCGGTCTGACGGGCACGCCCTACCGCGCCGACGGTTCGGGGTCGCTCGAGGAGACCTTCGGGCCCTGCGTCTTCCGCTTTCGCTTCGCCGAGGCCTTGGAACTCGGCTACGTAAAACCCCTGCGGCAGATTGACGCCGAGGCCGACGACATTGACATCCAGGGCGTAAAGGTCACGGCCGGTGAGTGGAGCACGGGCGAGCTCGCCCACCGCGGAATCGCCCTCGCGCCAATCCACGCCAAGGCGGCCGTGAAGGCTCTGCGCGAAGAACGCCGGCGCCGGACCCTCGTCTTCGCCTGCGACATTGAGCATGCCGAAGTGCTGGCGCGCGAGTTCAACGCGGCCGTTGGACGGCGGATCGCAGTCGCCGTTCATTCAAAGCTGCCCCAAGAGGAGCAAGAGCGCCACATAAAGGACTTCCGCGAAGGCCGGCTTCCGGTCCTCGTATCGGTTCAGAAATTTAGTACGGGCTTCTCGGTCAACGAGATCGACTCGCTCGTGCTCTGCCGACCGGTCCGCTCGCGCATTTACTACGAGCAGGGGCTTGGCCGCGGAGCCCGCAAGACGCATGTCGCCCATGATTGCGTCGTCGTCGACTTCGGCGGCAACGTCGCGCGCCACGGCGCGCTCGACATGATTAAGCCCGTCGAGGTCCGCGGACTTAAGACCAAGCGCGAGCGCGACGAAGCGGCGCAAAAGGCGTTCAAGGTCTGCAAGGCCTGCGGTCAAGAGTACGCGGAGTTCTTCGATTCCTGCCCACACTGCGGCCACGATCCGCGCCTCGACCGCTCGGTCGGTAGTGACCTCGTCATGCGCTCGAAGGCGCGCGAGATGCTCGAGGAAGCCAAGATGAAGCCGCAGTGGCTGCCGGCGCAGGGCACGCCCGTGCGCGTGCCAGGCCGTCATTGGTCGATCCCGCTCGACGCCGGCAAGGCGATTTGGTGGCCGGCGCACATGCCAACGGTCCCCGTTCACGTCTACGTGCAATGGAACGCCCGTTGGGGCTTCGTCGCTGAGGGGATCGTCGGCGCGGACGGGCAAATTCACCAACCTTAAGCCTAAAATGTATTGACTACCTAGCTTGACTTTGCTAGCTAGGCTTTACCGAGGGGGCCGCCTCTCGTGCAGTAGGAGACAATATGACACAGCACCGATTTACGATTTCCGGGAACTCGCGCGCCGAACTGCGCGCCGCGTTCGACGAGCTGTTTGGCGACGGGCCGGGCAATACGACCGCCGTCAAAAACGAGGAGCCCGCGAAGGCGTCGGGCCGCGGTAGCCGCAAAGGAGCCGCCGCAGCCCCCGACCCCGTGCAGGTCCCCGAGGCGCAAGCCCAGCCGGATCCCTTCGCCCCCTCGGCTGCCACGGCCGCGCAAGCGACGGCCGCAGCCGCAGACCCGTTCGCGCCCTCCGCGCCGCAGCCGCCCGGCGATGACCCGTTCGCGCCCTCCGCGCCGCAGCCGCCCGGCGATGACCCGTTCGCGCCCTCGACCGCTCCGACGACCGCAGCCGCGCCGCTCGCCGCCGCCAATCCCGCCGTCGAGAAGCTCATCGAACGCTTCGAGGCGAAGAGCAAAGAGCCGAACATCGGGCCCGACCGCGTGCGGGACTACCTCGCCAAGTTGCTTGGGCTGGCCCCGAGCGTGCCCTTGGCCGAGATGTATTCAAAGCTGCGCGCCGGCGCCTACACGCCGGACGTCGTCGATAAGCTGCTCGACCAGACCGGCGGTCGCTGATTTCGTGAGGTTCGGCGGGGGCCGTCTGTAACGTCCGGCCGGAAACCGGGCTACGAAAGGGCTTTTCCGGAGCCTGCCCCCGTCGATAAGTTTCTTAAGGAGAACAACCATGCGCGGTACTGCAATGGCAATCATGGGCGCGACGTTCGTTTACCTCGACGCCAAGAACTCTCGCGACGCGGTCCCCGCCGACTTGCGGAGAACCTACGACCACCATCGGGCGGCGGTTTTCCTCGGCTGGTTCGCCGCCACGCTTTTCGCCGTCGTGCTGGGGTGGTGAGCCATGACCCGAGCGCACGCCATTTTCGCCCCTTCAAGCGCCGCGCGTTGGCTGGCCTGTCCTGCGAGCGCAGCGCTTGCCGCTGACCTGCCCGAGCGGACCTCGGACGCGGCCGACCGCGGCACCTACGTCCACGAGCTGCTCGAGCAGGGCGTCGAGACGCTGGCGCAAACCGGCGTTGTCTCGGTCGAGCACGTTCCCGAGGACCGCAACCCCGTCGTCGAGGAAATTCTGGCCTTCGTCGAGAAGCTCGGCGACGACCGGCTCTACGCGCTCGTGACGCGCGCGATCGCCGACGAGGGCGGCGACGTCGCCGGCAACCTCGAAATGATCCTCCACTTCGTCGCCAAGCTCGGACCCGGGCGCCTCGAAGCCGAGCAAAAAGTGGTCATCAATGACGTCTGTTGGGGGACGGCCGACATTCTGCACGTGACCGAATGTGAGACCGTAGCGACATTGGGCGACTACAAGAACGGCGGCTACGACGTCGAAGCCTTCGAGAATAAGCAGCTCTTGACCTACGCCGTCGGCGTCTTGCGCGCGACCCCTAAGATTCGCTGGTTCCGGCTCGCGATCGCGCAGCCGAACTCGAAGACGCACGGCGAGGTTGAACCCATCAAGCAATGGGTCGCCTCGGCCGAGCAGGTCTCACAGCACGCCAACGCGATCGAGAGCGCCATTGCGCGCGCCCGCGCCGGCGAGAAGCCGCAGCCGGGCAAGCATTGCCGTTGGTGCGCGGCCTTCGGAGAGTGCGAGGCGACGAAATCGACGCTGGCGCTGGTCGAGCGCGCGGTCGAGATGCTGCCGAGCAATATCCCGAACGACAAGATTGCGCAGATCGCGCGCGTCCTGCGCGGTCTCGACGATTTCCGCAAGCTCGTCGACACTGAAATCAATTCGCGCTTGCTCACGGGCAAGTCGGTCCCTGGCGCCTCGCTTGAGCCGGCGCGCGCCTTCCGCCAATGGAAAGACGAATACGCGGTCAGGCAAAAGCTGGTTGAAGCCTACGGCCCGACGGTGTTGAAACCGCCGACGCCGGCGCAGGCGGAGAAGCTTGGCTCGGTCGGCAAAGAAGCCGTCGCGATGCTTTCGGCGAAGCCGCGGGGCGTTTTGAAGGCGTCGTACTAGCGCCCCGCGACCGTTTTCTTTAGGCCTTGTTCTCGGCCTTGCCGTAGTTGCCGGCGATCAGCTTCGCGCCAGGCGCGTCGCGAACCGTCGTGAACCAGGCCGAGCCCTGCGTAATCAGGAATTGCAGGCCTGCAAAAATCCAGCCGGCTTTGACGGCGAAGTCCTGCCAAGCGTCGATAGCCACTTTGCTGGCGTCGAGCGCATGCTTGCCGGCGTCGACCGTTCCCTTGATCTCGTCGGCGGAAGGCACGTGCTGCGCGAAGGCGTGGCCAAGGGCGAGCGACGCTAGCGCCGCGGCAAGGCCGATAACTAGAGCTAGACGGTATTTCATGCTCGGGTCTTTCACAAGGAGGGAAGAGGACCGGGGTTTTGAGGCCCCGGTCGTTTTCGTCAGTGCAGCTGGCCGCCGCCCACCACGCTATTGAGGCTCGATTGCAGGTTAGCGATGTCGGACTGAACCTTAGCGTTGCCCTGCGTGTTGAAGGTCGCCAGGTTGCCTTGCAGCGTCGCCGCATCCGTCGTCAGGTTGCCCGTGAAGGTCGGAAGCGTCGGCGAGCCGAACAGGGCGCTAAAGTGGTAGGTCAGTCCAATCGCGACCTTGTTCTCGGCGAACGTCTTGTGGCCGAGATACTGAGTCTGCACCGTCGAGAAGATCGCCGGAGTCGCGCCATACTGGAGGCCCGCCGCGGCGACGTTGTGTGAGCCGAAATTCTCATAGAGATACTCGGCCTTGACGGACCAGCCCGGAAGGCCGGTCATCCACTCGACGCCGCCACCGACCTGGTAGCCAACCCACAGCGGGGCCGTTGAGCCGTAGCCGTAGGCGATCGAGGTCGCCGAACCGCCCGTCACCGAGGAGCCGGTCTGCAGCGCCGCGAGGCCACCCTTAGCGTAGACGAGCCAGGTCGGCGTGATGAGGTAGCCGACGCGGCCGGTTCCGCCGAAAGCGAATTTCCAGTCGGTCCCGATCTGCGCGATGGTCGGAAGCGCTCCGGGGATCACCAACGGCGCGGTCGGGAAGGTGACGCTTTTGCCATTGCCGCCGAGCGGGGTTTCAAAATTGCCCTCGACGCCGACGAGGAAGTTGCCGAACGTCTTGTTGTACCCGGCGTTGCCGCCGAAGACGCCGCCGCTGTTGTTGAGATAGGCGGTCGCGCCTGCGGCCCACCCGTACGGCGCGTAGACCGGATTTAGAGTCGTCGACGAGAATCCGGTCTGATAGGCGGAGAGCTGCATGCTCGGGGAGGCGTCCCAGACGTAGCCAGCGCTCACGCCAGCGTAGAACCCATCCCACGGCGCCACGGTCGGGGCGGGAATGGCGGGGGCGGCCTTGCGGCTAGGCAGATCGGCGGCGCGCGCCTGACCAAGCATGATGGAGGCGGCGCCGAGGCCGAGCGCCGTTGCGGCGAGCAAAAGGGGAAGGCGATTCGATCGCATGAGGAAAGCTCCATAGCCGGGGATCGGCTGCGGAGCTTTTTAGCGCATACGCAGTCGCTCGACTGTGACCTAAAAGCCACAGCGGCGGGGAATCGTAGTTAAGCTAGCTCAGCCTTTCGTTTTGTTTGCCGCCCACGCGAGGGCGAGCACGATAACTATGAGGGCAAAAATTGCCGGGTCCGTCGATAGGTAGAGCAAGAGCGCCGTGACGAGCGCCGCCCCGAGGACTTCGAGCGCGCGCATCACGGCGCACGCTCCTGTATCTCGGACGGCCGGAGCTTGATGACGCTACCGCCGAGGGTTTCGGCGTGGACCCATTTGCGCCCGATCTTTACCACGGTCGCGAGGCGCGCGCCGCGCGCACCCCATTCACTTTCGGGGCGGATGTGAATCCGCGAGCCCACCGAAAAGCCGAGTTTGATCTCTCGGGCGGTTTTCATCTCCCAAGCTCCTTCTTGATCTCCTTTTTTCGCGTGAAGTCCGAGTCGCTCGCGTCGCCGGCGCCTTTCAAGAAGGCGGCGGCAAGCAGGCAAACGACGGTCGCGGCGATCACGGTAAACACGGCGGGAACCTCCTCGATTTCGACTCGGTCGGGTTTGAGCGTGACTTTCATGCGACGTCCCGCCATTTGCCCTTGGGCCGCGTCCAATCGCTGAAGCGCTCGGCGAATTCGACGGCGCTTTCAGAGTCAAGCAGGTCGTCGCCATTGTCAAAACGCTGCGACAACTGCTCGCCGATCCGCGCGGCGACTTCTTTCGTAACGTCGACGCAGATTCCCTCGACGGGGCAGACGCGCAAGACCATCTCGGCGTCGTCTATCGCCCCGCTCAGGATCTCGGCTTCAAGCTCGGCGACTTCCATGCCGGGTTCACTCTCGGCCCAGTATCGGACGAGGCGCATATCCCGCGCGCGAAACGAGCGCAGCACGATTGCGAAGGGTTCAGTCGGTTTCATGGTTGGGATTCCTTGTTTGGGAGAAAAGGCCGAGGCGGAGGACCAGCAACGCCCCGGCAAGGCGTTACTCCGCCGCTTCGGCGAGCGCGGGCGGCGCGTCTATGACGACGAGCGCCACGTTGACGTTTGTTCCCGACTCCTTGAACGATCCGGCCGGCAAAGCGCGCCACGTTGCGGAGGCGACGCGGGGCGATTCTTGCCAGCGCTCGAAAGCCGCGCCTTGCCTCGGCCCGTTTGCGCACAAGGCGACGAGCCGGCCGCCCGGTTTCAGGAAGCGCAACGCGTGCTCAACGTGCTTGACGTCGACGCCGTTCTCGAAGGGCGGATTCATCAAGATGCGGTCAAACTGACCGATTGTTACCGGCTCCGGGTCGAAAGGCGTGCTTGTGGCGACGACGGCAGCCGGCCCGTCGATCTCTAAAAAATCCGCATTTTTCAAGAAGGCTCCGAAGGAGGCTTTCAAGTTATGCCGAGTCGCCTCGCAAAGCTGCGGGTTGACCTCGATTCCGACTCTGAGCGCATCGGCTCCGATCGCCTCAAGCAGTCGCCCCGTTCCGAAACTCGGCTCTAAGACGCGGGCGCCCGGCCGCACGTCCGCCAGCGCAACCATCTGCTCGGCGATCTCGACGGGAGTCGGGAACAGTTGCGGCGCCGAGACAACTTTGACGCCTTCCTTCGCGGCCTTCTCAAGCGCGCGGAAAGCTTCGGCCTTGTCGTCGACCGGCGCGGGTTCAGTCTTGGCGACGGGCGGCGCAGCGTCTGACAGGAAAAAGCCCGTCCCGTCGCTCGCTTCATGCAAGCGACCTGCTTCCCGCGCCTCGGCGACTTGCGCCGCGCTCATAACCCCAGTGATTTTATCGAGCTCGATATTGCGCGGAAAGTTTTTGCCGCCGTTCCCCCAGTTGTCGAGAACAGTTATGGTGACTCGGTTAACCTTATGCACGTAGGACCAGCCGCCGCGGTGACTCGCCCAGCATTTGACGGCGCCGCCCTTTTCCGGTTTCGTCTGGTCCGTTGCGATCCCGCCAGCCTCGGCGAGCATGGCGCGCTCATAAGCGAGGCGGTTTTGGTAATGCTCAATCCACCGTTCGGCGCGCGCGATGACGCGCGGGTAAAGCTGGCGGCCTTGTTCGATGACCTCTTCCAGCGTGCGGGGGGCGAAGAGAGTCGACGGCTCGCCTTTTTCGAGGCGGTCTAGGGCGCCCCATGCGGTCTCGCGAAGAAAGTCGCCCGGCGCGTCGCCTTCTTTTTTCGCGACATTGAATGAATTGTGATTCGCGAAGTATTTGGCTTGCCCGATCGTGATTCCCTCAAGCGACCAGAAACGCAGGCGCGCTTGAGCCTCAAGCTTGTTGGTCGTCGCCTTGCGAAGATCCGACTCGATTCCCTTGATACGGCGGGCGCGGACGGCGGGAAGCTCCTTGTATTTCGCATGGCGCAAGGCGCCATCGGCGCGCGCCGTCCAGTAGGTTGACGTCCTCCAAAGCTTCACGGCCTGACGCATTCCGTTTTCGATGCGCTCGGCGTCTTTGCGCGCTCGGCGCTCGGAATGATGGCCGACAAGGATAGGCTGTCCGAGCGGGATTCCGTCCGCAATCGCCGCGACGGCTTTACGAGCGCGCTCGGCTTCGGCGCCGCGCTTGTCGCTGTAGTCCTCGAAACGCTCGGCGCGCTCCTCCGCCCGGTCGACTAGGCTCTTGTCTTCGTCTTCGATCTCGCCGGCGAGCTCGATTAGGAAGTCTTCGCGCGCTGGCGTCCACATTGGCGCGAAAAATAAATCCTGCTTCGGCGCCCATTTGAAGCCGAGCGCCTTGGCTTTGGCGTAGGTCTCGGCGTCGAGCCGTTGCGAGGCGTAGAGGCGAAGCTTGTTATCGTCGGGCGAGTAGGTAGCAGTAAACGTGGTCATGACGTGACTCCTTGTTTCGTCGATGCGATTGCATCGGCAGTTGGTGAAAGGTTGCGGGCTTGGTTTGGCTTGGGCGCTAAGCGTCCCAACGGCGAAACGTGACGCGGTGCGCGAAGTCGCGCCCGCGATCGTAGGCAAGCAAAAGATCCCGGTCCGCGTAGTGGCGAGTCACGTCGCTGCGAAATTCCAAAAAGCCGCATGCGAACGCAACGGTAACTTGCGCCATTCTCTTGACGGTCATGACGTGACTCCTTGTTTCCCGGCGCGACGGCGCCGGCGATTGCTGAAGGGCTGCGGGTTTGGTGAAGAGTTAGCAGTGCGGGTACGTGAAGCGCATTTGTTGCGTGTCGCGGTCGACCGCTAAGCAGCCGCGCCTTTCGAGTCCTGCGACCGCGCGCAAGGTTGCGCGGTCGCGCCCGAACGCGTGCCAGCCTCGATACTTTTCGACGAATTCTAAGAGCCGGACTTGGTGCGCGCCGACTGCGACAATCGGCCCTGCGGCGCCGTGGTAGATTGTGAATTTAGCCATGACCTAGACTCCTTCGTGAATTGGCGCCGACACGTCGGCGTAGAGTGTCCAAAGCTCGGCGAGGATTGCGGACGTCGGCGCGTTCGGCCGCGTCAATTCCATCGCTTCAAGCTCAGTCTCGAATTGCGTCGCGTCGTCGCCTTGGAAAAAGACGTCACGGCGCGCCGCATGGTTGGTTAGGAGATAACAGGCGCCGGCGCCCGCGCTCCGCACGCTGTAGGGCGCGGCTTGTCGAATGAGAATCATGGCTAGAGCCTTTCGTTTCCGATGACTCGAAAGGTTGACCCTTCAGGAAAGTAGACAGGCGCGCCGCCGTCGCTTCGGCGCGACTCAATCGCCAAGTGACAGGGGCGCCAGCCTGTCGACTTGCCAAGCCAAAACCGCTCTTTTTCGCCGCTCGGCGTAGTCACTTCAATGCGGCGGCCTTCGAGACCGATTAGCGGCTTAACGAGCTCGGACGGGTCGCGGGCGCCAGTCGCGCGCGAATGCGCGGCGCCAAGATCCATTGCGAGGCTATAGGCCGCATAAGCTTCGATTGTGCCTATTTCGACAGACTCGCACGGTCGTTTGAGCCACGCGAGAACTTCGCGGCGCCAGCGCTCCGCAACGTCGAATCCAAGGCAGGTATAGCCTTCGCCGCACGGTATGACGTAAAGCCGCTGCTCGGCGTTTACGGTGACTTGTGACATTGGCTTGACTCCTCAAAACGTGCGATTGGAATAGGGGCGGGGACCGTAGAATCCTCCGCCGTGACGCGTAGCGACTAGCTGCGCCAGGTGGCGCATAGTCGGGAATCGGACGCCTTTCGGGCGCGCCGCGTATCCCGCATCGGTCGACTCCGTCACCTCGCGAATCTTCGATTTGAACTTGATGGTGGCCATTGCTCAAGCCTCCGGTAACGCGCGCAACGCGGCGTAAGTCATCTTGCGCGCGCTCAAGCCGAGGCGCGCGCAAGTTTCGCGGAAAGCTTCACCGTCGCGACTCCAGCTGTGGGCGCGGCCGTGGATCGTATCCGCGACTCCCGCCATGAACCGCTCAAGGCGAGCGGCGTCTTGCGCCCACGGGTATTTCTCAAGCAAGACGGCGCGAAAGGCTGCGATAAACTGAGCTTTGGTAGGCATGGTCGACTCCTCTTGATTAGCGCGCGAGGCGCGTTCCGTCACGAAAGGGAAGCTCGCCAGAAAGCTTTTGCAGCGCGCAGATACGCTCGTAACGCTCCGGCGAATTGAGGCGCATGGTGGGCCAGTCAAAACCAAAGGCGCCGCCTCCGGCGAAGTCGCGGCGATAGGCGCGGATCAGCGCGTCTATTTGGCGCGCGCATCCTTCTTTCGATTTAGGCCAAGGCTTGATTGTCATGGTAGTGACTCCAGGGTTTCGAGGCTTAGGCGCCCCAGTAGAAATTGGCGCCTTGCGCCTGCAGGCGAGACCAGTCGCGCGGCGTTGGATAGCGGCGCCAATTGTCTTTGATGTAGTCAGGTAAGCGGTCCCAAGGCGTTCGGGGAATGTTGTAGGGGCGCGAGTCGAAATAGACCGGCATAGCGCGGCAATCGTTTTCATAGGCGCGCCGCGCGTCGTCGAAAGCGTGGCTTTGTTTGGCGAGATTCATAGGGGTGACTCCAAGGTTAGCGCGTAAGATCGAAATAAATCGTGCCGTCATTGGCGCGAAATATGTTGCCGCTGCAGTTTCCAGTCTCCGCGCGGGCTTGGTACTCTTGCCAGTCGGACTCGTCCGGATCATTGTCGAGTCCAGCCTCGCGCATATCGCCCGCGATTAGCTGAATAAAGAGCGCGTTACATTCGACGTCCGACCATGCGGCAATCTCTTCGTCGCTCCATGCGCCGAAGTCTTTGACGTAAGCTCGCAAGGCTTCAATCTGTTCTGGCGTGGTCAACAAAGGCGAGCTCGCGCCTTCATCTTTAGCGTTTCGCCAAGTCTCGGCGCCCGCGTTTTTGCCGCGCTCCGCAAGGTAGCGTTCATGCGTCCAATGGAACGCGCGAGCGCTGGAATGAAGCGACAGAATCCGCGAGACTAGCTCGCCTTGGATTCTAAGGGCGCGACCTATGTTCATGACTCAAGCTCCGGCATAAGTGAGAAGGGAGACTCCAGCGCCGACAAGGGCGCCGGAATGAGAGAAGAAGAGGAGGCGCGCGAAGATCATTTCGCTTTGCGGAGCTTGCGGTAAAACCGCCACGCTGCAGCGTCCAAGGCGCCGCGCAAGCTGTCATACGAGAGCCCACGGTCGCGATAGTACTCGGCGTCCACTTCGTCGACCGGCTGCAGTTCGGCAGTTATCCACGCGGCGCCGAAAGCTTGCTCGCCTTCTGGCCCTTCATAGACGGTCGCGTGCAAGCCGTAGTCGGCCTCTCCGACAACCTCAGTGTGAGCCATGACGAATCGCCGAACGCGTTTGCCGGCTACGTATTCGTTTGCGAGCAAGGCGCGAATTGCGTCGTAAGGACAATCTGAATCCTTGAGTGTGACCAGAAAACGGGGGAAATTTCCTTCGTTTCCGTCGCCACTGCGAAAAAGGTAGGTTTTAGCCTTGGACGCCGAGTCTTCGCTTTCAGTCTCTTGCGCCATAGCGTCGTATCCCGCGTTGAATTCGGCAATCGCCGAGTCGCGAGAGGAACGCATGCCATAGTGGCAACCATAGCAGCGCTCGAACCCCGCCTTGCGAGCGGCGGCGCCTGCTTGGCGATACTCGCCTTTAGCCTTTAGAGCCTCAATTTCTTGCGCAGTGGACATTGTCTCGACTCCTCAGTTCGGGCGAAGGGCGCGGCGCCCATGCGCCGCGAGATAGCCAAGGGCGGATTTTTTGGCGCCCGTTGACCAGTAGAAAGTGACTACGTTCCCGCCATTGTTGCAGCGGGCGAAGCGTCCTTTGATTCCCTCGAATTCGACCCATTGACCAGGGCGAAGGAGTCCCGCTTGAGCGGCGCGCATGTAGGCGCCGGAGTCGGGGAAGCTGATGCGGGGAAGGAACATGCGAGACTCCTTGTTTGCCAGGTAGCGCCATTTGCTCGACGCCGTTTCGATAGTCGCTACAGTGAAGTCAGAATGTGGCGAAAAAAGGGCGAAAATGTGGCGAAAATAAGGAAATGACTACCAGCGGCGCCCGTGCTCGCCGTGGCGCCGCCGTGGCGGTGACGGTGCAGAAGGTATTGATTTAATTAGGTTTTGACGTGCCAGGGCACGAGGCCGTTTTCGGCTAAAAAGACGTTGTAGTCCTTGGCGGACTTCCTCAAATTGCAGTTGCGACAGAGGTATTGAATATTGCTCGGCCAGTTCGTTCCGCCTTGAGACAGCGGCTTGATGTGATCGATGTGACCGCGTCCGCGTAGCGACGCGCCACACGCGGCACAGCAGCCGAGCTGTGCCAGGCGAATAGCCTTCAAGTCTTGGGGAGTATGAAAACCCTCCGCGCCGAGCCAACGAGCGCGCCGGCGCGCAGTGTTGGCGCGCATCTTCTCGGGATTATCCCGCCAGTACTGGCGAAGCCGTTCTCGCTCTTTTTCTAGGTTGGCTCGGCGGTGGTCAGCGCTGTGCTTGCGCTCCCGCTCTTTCACTTTCTCAAGGTTGCTCGCGCGGCAGCGCTGTCGGTTTGCTTTCACTTTCTCGGGGTTAGCCCGCGCCCAATCTCTGGCAATTTCGGCCATTTGCGCGGGATTCGCGTCGCGCCATTTTTGTACGCGCAGCTTGGCGCACTCCGCGCAACAGTTTCCCTTAGCGATCCGCGCGGCGACGTGGCCCTTCTTGCAGGGCTCGCCCGTGAAATACCGATTGAGCCCGCGCTCGAGCGCTTCATCGCGCGTTTGCGGGAGCGCCAAAACGTCGAACAGGGCGTCAAGATTGACCGGCTTCATGACCCGAAAAGTAGCACAAATTTTCTGGCTTGACTACAGTAGTCAATGCGCGTATTCCGGATACCGTCAAGCCGACGGAGCCGTCATGAAGCTTTGCAATCCAAGTCGCTGGGATAGCTACTTTTTTCGCGTTGCCGAGGCCGGCGCGCTCATGTCGAAGGACCCCTCGACGCAATGCGGGGCGGTCATCGTCCGGCCAAATAAGACGATCGCCTCGACAGGCTGGAACGGGTTTCCGCGCGGCGTCGAGGATGCGACCGACCGCTACACTTTGCGCGAGCAAAAGCTGCTCATGGTCGTGCATGCAGAGGCGAATAGCATTGCGTCGGCGCGCGAGGCGCTCGACGGCTACGCGCTTTACGTCACGCCGCTCGCGCCATGCTCGAACTGCGCCGGCCTCGTCATTCAGGCGGGCATCAAGACCGTCTGCTTCAAAGCGCCGGCGGACGCGCCCGAGCGCTGGCGCGCCTCTTTCGACGCCACAATGACGATGTTCGCCGAGGCTGGCGTCGAGACGCGATGGTTCGGAGAAGCAAGCCGATGACCGTCCTCACCCAAATCGACAACGCTAAGACGCTTTTCTTCGAGCGGGAGCACGAAGGGAAGGACTCGCCCGTCCGCCTCCGCATCCACGACCCGGCCGACCCCGAGAACGACTGGCGCTCGGCGGTCTTCTCGAATTTCGAGCTGGCGGCCATGTGCGTGCAGCTGCAGCGCTTCGCCGTCGAGCGAACGGACTGGTTCCCAATCTACGCAAACCCGGTCGTCGTCGCCGCCTTTGAGAAGCGCCTCGTCGACGGTGAAGGCAAGCTTACCGAATGGCGCGAGAAGCAGGGCATTAGGGCCGAGCGCGAGGCGAAGCAGTCCAAGCTGCTCGACGCTTTGGCGAACTATGTCGAGGCGCGCGACTTCGGCTTCGAGGGAAACTTCGACGCGGTCAGGGAAGCTTTCGAGGCGAGCAAGGAGGGTTAAAATATGAGTGGGATGGCGTTGGCGCCCAGAGTGGCCGACATTGTGAGGGTTGTCTCCGAGGACTATGGCCTCCCAATTTTTGCAATCCTCTCGCCGCGCAAGTCCGCGCAGATCGTCGAGCCGCGGCACGTCTGCGTCTACCTCGCGTCCGAGTTGACCAAACAATCTTGGACGCAACTCGGCCGGCACTTCGAGCGCGATCACACGTCGCTCTTAACCGCACGGGCGAACTTCGAAAAGCGGCTCGCCACGGATAGCGCCCTCGCCGCGCGCGTTGAGCGCCTCGCCGCCGAGGCGCGTCGGCTCGCCGTGCCGGAGATCCGCGAGGCGGAGGACGAGCAGCGACGCCTCGCGGCGCACACGCGCAGGCTAGAAGACGCGGCGCTCCGGCGCGCGGCGCGTGAGATGAAAGAACGGCGCGAGCGCACGCAGGTCGTGCTCGACGAGCTTCCCAGAACGCCGCCAGGGCCGTCACGTGACCGACTCGTCGCGGAGGCGAAGGGCCTCGACCCTCGCTTTAACGAGCTCGCGCGCCGCTACGCCTACGCGCAGCAGGCGACCTTCACGATGGCGGAACGCGAAGCCAATGCGGCGCTGTCGCGCGAGATCGCGTTCCTGCCGAAGCGCTTCGCCGAGCGCGCGCGTGGTTAAGGCTTACTACAACGAGCATGACCCTCACGCTGCGGCGTGGCTTCGCAACCTGATCGCGCAAGGACTGATCGCGGATGGAGACGTCGACGAAAGAAGCATCGAAGACGTCCGCCCCGACGACTTGCGAGACTACGCCCAGTGCCACTTCTTTGCCGGCGTCGGAGTTTGGTCTTACGCACTCCGACTTGCCGGCTGGCCCGACGACCGGCCTGTCTGGACCGGCTCGTGTCCGTGCCAACCTTTCAGCGCGGCAGGCAAAAGAGGCGGGGCTTCTGACGAGCGGCACCTATGGCCTGCGTTCTTCCATCTCATCGAGCAGTGCAGACCTAGAACTGTTTTTGGCGAGCAGGTTGCGAGCAAGGATGGGCTCGCTTGGCTCGACCTTGTTCACGCTGACTTGGAAGGAGCGGGCTACGCCGTTGGGGCTCTCGATCTCTGCGCTGCGGGCGTCGGGGCGCCGCATATCCGACAGCGATTGTTCTTCGTGGCCGACGCCGATGGCGGGCTCTCCGGCGACCGAGGCTTACAACGAAGCGGGGAACAGCGACTACAGCCGCAAGACGGTGGCGCTAGCCTCCTGGCCGACGCCGAAAGCCTCGGACTGCCAGGGCGGCAGGACGACGGAGACGGCGGGCGGCGGCAACGCGCATCTGGATCGGGACGTGAGGTTGGCGAGCTGGGCGACGCCGGCAGCACGGGACGGCCGATTTGCGAACGCGAAGACCTACAAGGAGCGGGGCGGTGGGGTGAAGGGGGAGCAGTTGAACAACCAAGCCGTCCACTTAGCGGGTTGGGCGACGCCGAATGCCTCGGCGCCGGGAGGGACGCCGGAAGCAGCTTTGAAGCGCAAGGAGGGCCTTCCTTGCGGTCAGAGCGTGACGACGCTGGATCATCAAGTTCAGATGGTCGGCCCGGTCCGACTAACGGCTATTGGAATCTTGCTGACTGGATCTTCTGCACAGACGGAAAATGGCGGCCAGTTGAGTCCACGCATGTCCGCTTGGCTCCAAGGATTGCCGCCGATTTGGGACGAGTGCGCGCCGACGAAGGAACAGATGAAACGGAGTTGATGAATGCCGCGCGTCTACGAGGTCAAACCAACCCCCGAAAAGTTTTGTCGTCACTGCGGCGTAGCACTGGGGCGGAAGCGCATGAACGGCCGCCTAGAGGACCGAGGGGTTTTCCTGCGGCGACAGTTTTGCGATCAAACGTGCATGGCGAAAGCCATGGAGAAAGAGACCTGCACGTCGGTCAGCCATTCCCGCATGAAGGCCAATCGCACGATGAAACCATCATGCGAAGCGTGCAACGCGACGGGAAAGCTACACGTCCACCACAAGGACGAGAACCCGCTCAACAACGACCCGTCGAACTTGAAGACGTTGTGCGTCTCTTGCCACCGTCGCTCGCACTCGCCGAACTTCACGGCGACAGGGGAACAGCGAGCGCCTTGCGCTCATTGTGCGAAGCAATCTGTAAAGGTCGGTCTTTGCGCCACGCACCTGACGAGGCTCAGGCGCTTTGGCCATCCCTTAGCCAAGAAGCGAAAGATTGGATCGGCTTGGGTTTTGATGCTGCACGATGGGAACTTGTGGTTCCCTTTCCCCTCATAGATGGGTCTGCCTTCCGAGTGGGACCAGGCGGCGCCAACTCGCGACCAAATGAAGGCATCTTCGAAGGCAAGTCCCGCGCGAAAATGCTCCGCGGCTACGGGAACTGCATCGTCGCGCCGCTCGCGGCGGAATTCATCGGCGCTTTCCTCGATTGGGAAACCGAAGGCTTGGGAGGGGTTATGAAATGATTGGTTTTCCAAAGTTCGCGTGGCCGCGTCGGCGCGGCGCGCTGCTCGCGGTCCCCGTTCTTCTCGCGATCGCAATCGGACTCGGCGCGGGATGCGCATGGCTAGAGCGCTCGGATGAAGGATGGCTCACGAAAGAGCCGACAAGCGGCGAGTGGCTCGCGGAAAGGTATGGGCGCAAATGACTAAGGTCGAAATGACGGACCGGCTGCGGAAACGCATCTTTCACATGCGCAAGGTCGAAGGCTGGACCTTTGAGGAGATCGGACGCGCGCTCGGCATTTGCCGCGAGAGAGTTCGCCAAGCGCTGCGCGAAGAGGAAGCGAAGATGGCGACGGCGGCGGGGCGCAAATGAACGACCCGTTCCCCGGGCTGTGGCGAAACTTCTACGGCCTGATCCTCGCAGATCCGCCGTGGCGGTTCGAGTCATGGAATGGGAAGGACGCCGAGAAATCGCCGGCGCGCCATTATGACCTCATGTCGCTTGACGGCATCAAGGCGCTCCCGGTCGAGAGCCTCGCGGCGCCGGACTGCGCCCTCGTCGTGTGGGGCGTGCAAGCGATGATGCCCGAGGCTTTCGAACTCATGCGCGCTTGGGGCTTCACGCCGAAGTCGACCGGTGCATGGGCGAAGCAATCGAAGAGTGGCGAGAAATGGGCGTTCGGGACGGGCTACATTTTCCGGTCAGCGGCCGAGTTCTACGTCCTCGGCACGCGAGGCAAGCCCAGGGTCGCCGTGCGCGACGTGCGCAATCTGATCGTCGCGCCGGTGCGTGAGCACAGCCGCAAGCCCGACCAGCTCCACGCCGACCTTGAGCGCATGTTTCCGCATGTTCCGAAACTCGAGCTCTTCTGCCGCGAGCGTCGGCCGGGGTGGGACGCTTGGGGCAACCACGTCGACAAGTTCGAAGCGCGCACCGCCTCTGCCGAATGGGAAGCGCTCGGCGGAGCGCGCGAACTGGAATGGGAGGGGCTGTGATGCCTTTGTTCGGAGCCTGCAGGGTTCACAACTGGATCAACACCGAGACGAACGAGCAGAAGTTCGGCGTGCAAGCTTACGTCGAACTCGGATGGCGCCACGTCACTCCTAAGGTCGGCGACGTGCAGACGCCCATGCTCTTTGATACGGCTGCGGAAGCGCAGAAAGCGGCCGAGAAGACGCAACAGAGGCTGCGGAGGATTCCGAGTTGAACCCCAACGACCTCGCACGCTACGCAACCATCTTTGGTATGGCGTTCGTGGGGACGCTCGCGTTTACAAAAGCAATCGTTCTCGTCATATGGGCCATCATTCACGCCCCGCAATTTCCGTGATTGACTTGACTACAACGTGACTACAGTGCGATGAAAGAAGCCCGCCACGGTGCTGAAGCGTGGCGGGCTAAGAACAAGTTTGGACGCGCAATGAATAGCACGAGTGCGCTTGCCCTTCAACCGTCCGTAGTGACTGCGCTCTCCGCGGGCGACGTGCTCTTCCGAGTCGCCGAGCAGTGCGCGGCGCAGGGCTATTTTCCTCTCCCACTCGCCCCCGCCACGAAATTCCCCTTTCAAAAAGAATGGCATACTTGGCCAAACTGGCGGAACGGCGACTACGGCCGCGCCGGCCTCGTCGGCATCCGCATGGGCGATAGCGGCGTTTTCGTCCTCGACGTTGATTCGGACCACGATCTGGTCATCCCCGCGCTGCAATGGCTCGTCTGCGGCGCCCCCGTTCGGTTTGGCTCGCGCGGCTTCGCGACGATACTGCGCTGGGCCGACGGACAGGCGCGCTTCGGCCACGATCTGAAATGGACGCACGCCGATGGAAGCGTCTTCTCGATCCAGGTTAAGGGGCGTGGGCAGGTCGGCGTCTTTGGCACGACCGATACGGGCAAGACCTATCGTTGGGAAGATGGGGTAGGGCCCTGGAACACGCCGCTCGCGGCGCTCCCCACCTTCGAAAGCATGGAGGCGCTGCTCGCGCGGATCGACGAAGTCCTGGAGCGCCATGGCTTCCGACGGACCACATTCCCCGAGCGCCGCGCATCGCATGCCGATCTGCTGAGCGGCGTCGGCGGCAGGGCGGCTTATGCCTATAGCGGAGTCGGCGGCCGGGGGCTGCCGGCCGATCTGAGCTTTGAGGAGCGAATGGCGCTCAGCGAGTGGGGCGACCGCGAAGTCGCCAAGGCGCTCGCTGAGCTGGGGAGAATGTCGGCGGGAACAGGGCGCGGCAAGGTTGCGCACGCGTTCGGCCTACGCGTCGGCCCGCTTGTGACGGAGGGGCTGCTGCGTCGGGAAGAGATCGAGGCGGCGATCTTTGCGGCGACGGGCGACGAGAATTCCGCCTTCTGGTCCTTTGGCCGCGGCGTCGGCATGACGGTGGGCGAAACGATCGCGGTCGAGCTGGAGACGCTGCGGCGCCCGGCGCGCCAGATCGAGGAAGCCAAGGCGGCGGGCCTCCCCATGCCTGGGTTCGATTTTGGACCTACCCCGGGGGGAACCGGGAACGAATCTGGGGAGAATCAGGGGCAAGAGGGGAACGGCGGCCCTTTTGGACTGATTGAGGACCTCGTCGGCGCACTGCGCGACCGGGCGTCGAGGCTTGGGTCCAAGCCTAAGAGCAAAGCGATCGAGCGCGCCAGGGTCGACTTCGCCCGCTTGCTCACGGCGCTCGTCAAACGCGGCAAGATCGAGCAGCCCCTGTCGAACGAGTTGGCGGCGCTCGCCAAGGCCTACAAGCCGGACCAGACGGGCGACGGCAACAACCCATGCTGGCCCACCCCTGAGACGGAGAAGCTGGCCGATGACGTTCTGCGGACCCTGGCGCACGGGGGCGACGTCAGCAAGGCGCTTGAAATTGGTGAGGAGATGCTGCCCGCGCCGCCGAGCGTGGAAGGCGGGGGGCCTGCGAAGCTCGAGGGCGGCACGCTCACAGCGAGCGACGACACCTTCGACGCGCTTTCGACGCGCATGGTCGTTGTCAACCAGCGGGGCGTCATGCACGTTCTGCACATCGCCGACGACGGATCGGTCGAGTACATGTCCCGCGACGACATGCGCGAGCTGCTCTACTCGAACCTGTTCGTGGGGAGCATGGAGCACAAGGAGCCCGCTTTCGACTGGTGGCGGCGTCATCCCCGCTACCGGGCGCGCCGCGCCGTCTTCCGGACCGATGGCGGTGAACTGGGCGCGGACGAGTTCAACTTCTGGGCTGGTTTTGGCGTCGCTGAAGAGCGCGCGACGGTACGGCCGCGGAAGGCCGCTCGGTTTCTGCGGCACCTACGTGAAATCGTTTGCACCGGCGACGCTGCCAAGTACCGCTACGTCAAGCGGTGGCTGGCCTGGGCCGTGCAGAACCCGGGGCTGCCGGCCGAGGTCATGCTTGTCTTTCAAGGCGAGGGGGAAGGGACCGGCAAGAGCACGGTTAGCGACGTCATGCAGGTCTTGTTCGGCGGTCATGCGCGCGAGTTCAAGAGCAGCGAGGAACTGCTCGGACGGTTTAACGGTTCTTTGGACAATTGCTGCTTCGCGGCGCTCGACGAGATCAGCTTCGCCGGCAACCACGCCGATGCAAAGAAGCTGCGGGCGCTCATCACCAGCCCGAAGATTCGCGCCGAGCGCAAGAACAAAGAGGCGGTCGAGGTCCCCAATCGTTTGAAGATGATAATGACCACAAACCCGACCTGGGCGGTTAACGCCGGGGAGCGGTCGAGGCGCTACTTCATCACACGCGTGAGCTCTGAGCGCCTACAAGATTTCCAGTATTTTCAGGAGCTTCGAGACGACTTAGAGGCTGGGGGCTACTCCGAGCTTCTGGGGCTGCTTCGCAGGTTCAAGCTCGGGGACTGGCACCCACGCCAGCTGCACCGCACGGAAGAACAGGAAGAACAGGAGGTTATGTCGGTCGACGGCGTGACGCAATGGCTCATGCACTGCGCCGAGATCGACGGCGTCGAGATGGTGAGCAAACGCTCCAAAACCTTCTCGAAGCTGGAACTCGGGCACGGCTGGCACACCACCACGCTCCACGACGCCTATGTCTACTATTCCCGGGAGACCGGCGCGCATTACCCGGTCACGCTCAACCAATTCACGACGCGACTGAAGCGGATCCTGGGCGACGCCGCCTACGACCGGGGGCACATCGTCGAGGAAAAGGATGGTCGACAATCTTCTGGCTTCCGCCTGCCCCACGCGAAGGGGCTCAAGCAAAAGCTGCCAGGCTACCGGGGAGACCCTTGACGGGGTAGTGAATACGGGCTACCGTGAGTCCATCAATGAGGGTCGCCCCACTTCGGTCGGGCGGCCCTCAATCGTTTAGGGAAAACCATTCTCCCCAACTCTCCCCAGACTTCTCCCCAGACTTTTTGTTTCTAAATCAATTAGATGGGAGAATGGGGAGAGTGGGGAGAATTTTTACTTGCTCCCCCGAGCGAACTTTCCGAGCCGCCATCCGATCGGTCTTGACCGTAACGCGCCACCCCTGCGCGCGACGACGGCTGCGCCTTTGCCTACTGTTATTTCATTTCCTCCAATCATAAATACTCCCCATTCTCCCCCTTCTCCCTAAGAGTTGATAATAAAGGAAAAAGGCCGGGGAGAAGTCTGGGGAGAATTGGGGAGAATACCCGTTCCCCACCCGGTCGGATAGTGTTTCTAGGCTTGACAAGTAGGGTGGGGCATATAGAATGCTAGAAACGTAGAAAGCTAGGAGGTTACGTTGAAACAGGTAAACGTGCGCTTTAGCGCCGACGAGATGAATGACATAGACGCGTGGCGTGCGACGTCGTTCCTCAAGGATGCTCAAGGCATCCCCACCCGGCCGGAAGCCCTGCGCATTCTTGTGGGGGTCGCCTTCGCTGCGATGCGGGGGGACGAAGTTGCGCGCGTGTCGCGCGACCTCGTCGTAACGATTTCTAAGTCGACCCTTGCGTGGGAGGGATTGTAAACGGGTGGCTTGACTTTAAGGCGCTCCTGCCTTAACTATTGCATGCGCTCAGTGCGCAAAGGTCCAAGCGGGCCCTCCCCACATGCCGTCAGTGGGGGAGGGCCTTTGCTTTTTCAGGGAGCCATCGGACCTCCAGGAAAGTGGGGGAGGGCCTTTGCTTTTTCAGCGAGCCACACCCGGTCTTCTTCGAGGGTCATTTGTAAAGCTTGGCGAAGCTCGGCCGTCCTGTCATGATACGAAAACATACGAACGGACAGAGCCATGACGACGGAAGCACCTAAGAAACAATGGAAAATCGGCGACGGACGCCCCAAGGGCGCGAAGAACCGCAAGCCGAGTTTTGCGATCGAGTGGGCGTGCGACAACCTCGAAGCGGTCCTCGAGGCCTGCAAGAAGGCGGCGCTCGCAGGCGACGCGCAGGCGATCAAGGTTCTCATGGGCCTGGCCTGCCCCCCGCGGCGCGACCGGCCAATTGAGTTTGAGATGCCGAAGATCAGGACGCTTGCCGACGCCGTCGACGCGGCTGTAGCGGTCCTGCAAGCGGTCGGCGAGGGCAAGATCACGCCCCTCGAGGGTGGCAACGTGCTCGAGCTGTTCGAGCGTGCGGCGAAGATCGGGGCCGACGCGGAGCTCGAAGCGCGTCTCAAGGCGCTCGAGGACCTCCTGAAGAAGAGGGAGCAGTCGAGTGGC